CACAATGGCCGAACACTACATTTTTATATTTAATCGAGTTTATCGGACAGCAATAATTTTTTTTGTTTTTGTTTTGCCAAAACAGGTCCTATCTCAGCAATAACATTTACACAATTGAATATTAATTGTGGCATATTTGCAGTCTTTTCTAGGAAAAAAGTTATATCTTCATTAGACAATTCTAATTCCTCTTTTTGCAATAACTCATTAAACAAAACCTTAGCATTCTTATCTGATAACGGATTAAGAGAATAAGAAACGATTTCCGGATAACTATCCTCTTCGATGAATCTATATCTAGAAACAACATAAAAGAACGTTCTATTTATTTTAACACTTACAAGTATTTCTTCAAACCAGTCACAAATAGATCCATCATTTAATATGATAGCGCCATTATCTCTAATTAATAAATTTTCTTTATGCTCGAAAAGGATCATCAAAAGAGTATTGCACAACAAAATCTTTTCAGCCTTTGTTCTTGTCGATACGTATTCAATTAGTTCTTCGTTATCCTTCAATAAAACTAAAGAGTTTAATTGAATAATAAAATCTTCAATACTATTGCCTCTATCTAAAGCAATTGATATAGGTTGATAAGTATCTTTTTTATTACGATCTAAAATCTTAATAAATTCAACAATAAAACGTCTTCTTCCTATTCCATCAGGAATTCCCGAGACAATCACAGCTCTACGTCGCTTAAAATTACTACTAGCATATTTTTCTCTTATACGCGCCATATCATAGTCACGACCTGCGAATATCAGTTCACGTTCACGCACTTTTGGGAACTCATCCCATCTTAATTTATTAAGTTCTTCTTCCAATTTTCTTGCAAGAAATACTGGGTTTGTAAATTTATCTCGTAGATTATACTCGTTCTTAATCCATATTGGAATTTTTTCATATGAATAATCTATATTTTCATCAATTATTAATGGTAAGAATTTCATTTTTTTACCACTATCAATTATTGATTTATATTTTGCGATTTCTTTAAGTACCCAATCTTTTCCCATTGATGATTCCGAAATAAGCAAACAAAAAATTCCAGAATTTTCGATAGGCATATAGCCGCTGGTAGCATTTTTAACCGTGCTTGATTTTATCTATATTGCACAATATCAAAGGATTATAAAACATAATCAGCAAAATTTCAGTTAAGCAAATAAGATAATTAACATTAAAAAGTGGTCGCTGGTGGGCGTTAATATGGTATATTATGGTACATTTGGGGATATTTTTCAGCTATAAAGCAGCAAAAACAAAGCAAAGATTATGGCAAAATCAAAACTGCGCCTTGATACCCGGCGCAAACTCAAAGACGGTACATATCCGGTGCAAATTGCGGTCGGGTATGGTTCTAACCTGTACCTCGCTACTGGCATTTTTCTGCCTGCTGAGGATTGGGATGCTGCCACCTGCCGGGCTACCGGCAAAAGTGCAAAGCGCATAAACTCGGTGCTGGATACCCTGCTTACCCGTGTAGCTAACCGGATTTTGGAATTACGGGAAAATGGCCAGTGGGGTAATCTTACCGGGCCGCAGCTTCGGGAAATGCTTACCGATTTGGATTTGGATAATCCTACGGTCGGTGTCCCTACGCTCGGCACGCTGTTCGATACGATTATAGGCATGAAATCCGGCGGCACTAAAACACTGTTTGAGCAAACACTAAAGAAACTTACCGCCTACTGTGACCCATACCAGATACGATTTGAAAAGATAACGAAACTATGGATAGACGGCTTTTATAACTCCCTAACTGGGCTGTCTGTAAACAGCCGTGGGATGCACCTACGCAATCTGCGAAACGTCATAAACTATGCGCTGGACGAAAATATAACGCAAAACTATCCGTTTCGAAACTACCGCATACCGTCTGAGGAAACAGCCATGCGGGTACTGCCTGTGGAAAAAATGCGCCAACTTGCCGGGCTGTCGCTGTCGGCATACGATACGGAATACCGGGACATTTTTCTGCTGTCATTCTACCTTATCGGTATCAATATGGTAGATTTGGCGGCACTCACAAAAGATAACATAGTGGATGGTAGGATAGAATATCGTAGGGCGAAAACGGGCAAATTCTATAGTATCAAAATTGAGCCGGAAACGCAGGCCATATTAGACCGATATAGGGGCAAAAAACATCTGCTGTCGCCCTTTGACAAATACGATAACTACAAAGACTATATGGCACACCTAAACGCCGCACTGCGAAAGATAGGCCCGGTTAAGACGGTAGGCGGCAAAGCGCAGTACCATAAAAACCATCTTCCGGTAATGTCGCCTATTGAGCCTACTATTACTTCCTACTGGTCGCGGTATTCGTGGGCGACATACGCCGCAGACTTGGATATACCGAAAGATACCATTAGCGAAGCACTGGGCCACGTCCACGGCTCTAAAATAACAGGTGTGTACATTAAGTTTAGCCGGGACAAAATAGACGCGGCAAACCGCCGGGTAATTGATTGGATGCTGCACGGAATAAAATAGCCGCGCTTACCCTCACAGGCTTGCACGGCTAAAATGTGTAATGTGTAACAAACTAAAACTTTCGTTTCAGATATAGGAATAAAGCCCAAAGTATAGCAGCCAAACAGCACAGACGGCCTACCCAGATAAAGCCCTTATCGTACCACTTCATCTGCTTTTCGATATATACCGGCTTTTCCACGGTTACGCTGTCTGTGCGTACCACTATCAGCGTATCGATACGCAGCAGGTCACGGTACAAAGTATCGGTGCGCTTTTCCAGTTGGTATCTGATACGCTCTACATACTTGGTTATCGTGTCGCCCTTTTCCCGGATATAGATGCTGTCGCGCTGGTAGATGCTATCCCGTTGCATCATCACCCTAAACAGGCTATCTAACCGCTGTGTGCTGCTGTGTGTACTGTCCTGCTGCACTTGGTAGGTATTTACCGCCCGGCGCGTACTGGCGCAGCCTGCCAGCAGCATTAGGGCTATCAGTGCTGTTAAGTATCTCATAGGCTCTACAGTTGTGTTTTGACATCAAAGCACGGGCACGCCTTGTTTGCAAACTCGTTATGTCCGTGTACGGTTATGTTCGGATATTCGGTTTTAAGTTTTGCCACCAGTTCACGCAGTGCGGTTTTCTGCTCTGGCGTCCGGGTGTCTTTTGCTTGCTTGTTGTCGGCAGTCATGCCGCCGATATAGCATATCCCGATACTGTCGGCGTTCTGTCCTTTGCAGTGTGCGCCGATTTTGGCGACATCACGCCCGGCGTGTACGCTTCCATCACGATAGACTACATAGTGGTAGCCTATTTCGTTAAATCCTCTTTCCCGGTGCCAGCGGTCTATGTCCGCTACCGTGTAATCGCGTCCCTCCGGGGTCGCGCTACAGTGGATTATCACTTTGTTTATCTTTCTCATTTTCTTTCTCCTTTTTAGGTTTCATCATATCTTCTTCCGTTATTATTGCGTCCGGGTGGTCTTTGGTGTACTCACCGCGCAAAATTTTCCGTAGTCGGCAGTGGTCGTTAGGATTAAGTCGCTGTAGGCATTTATCGTCCGGCTGTAAACAAACGTGCTTTTCTGCCTCTTTCAGTTCTAATTTCAGCTCGTTGTTTTCTTGTATCAGCCTTAGCCGGTCATTTTTCAGCGTGTCTATTTCCGTGTACAGTTTGGCTACCTGTTCTTTCAGTTTATCTACTTCGCCCTGTACGCGCTTGTAGTCCTCTATCAGTGCCTCCCGTTCTACCTTAAATGCGTTGGCCTCCGCTATTCGGCTGTTCGTTTTCCGGTTCAGCAGGTATTTAATCGCTTCCCATCCGCCCAGCGCGGTTATCAGTGAAACTACTATCGTTAATGCTTCTTTCATTCGTCATAGTGTGTAGCGTTAATACTATATCGTTATTTTGCTGCTCCACAATTACCAGCCAGTGTTTGGCTAATGCCTGTACTAATTCGGTGTCTAACTCGGAAAGCCGCAGCACCGCTTCCGGTTCCTGCCCGTTAATATGTTCCATCTCTTATGCGCTGTAGGGTTATTGTTCTTCGCCGGTGCTTCTTTTTGATTGCCACTACTTCAAAGTGGCCACGGATATAGACCCACCGGAATGTGTGAGGCTCCAGCATTTTTAATATCTTGCGCCGCTTGCCGTATTCGTTGGCATGGCGCATAAATCCCAGATAACTATTAATGCTGCTAACGGCGTGCTCTACTTCCTCTATGGTTTCTGCCCGGTTTAATCTTCGCACGGCCATAACAAAGTTTTTCAGTGTGCGGTTACAAACATATATCCGCTGCTTTTTAACCACATTCCCGGTAAACTCTACGCCTTTAGTGTAATGCTGGATATAGAATTTATGCGGGTGCAGGGTCAGACCGTATTTGCCCAGCAGTTCCCGGATTTTCGGCACGGCTGCTAAAATCTTCTGCTTATCGGCATCCAGTATATAGAAGTCATCTACATACCTGCCGACATAGGTAAAGCCCAAATCATTTAGCAGGTACCAGTCCAGAATGTTAAGCAGGAAATTTGCGAAGTGCTGCGCAAACAGATTACCTATCGCCACGCCCAGACCCTCGCCGTTTGTAAACAGCGATTTGTTTGCTGGCAGAAAATCCCAGTAGTGTAGTGGGCTATGTCTTTCGCAGCTCTTTTCCGGACTGTGCAGGATAACCACCCGGCAAAGGAAACGCAAATCCTCTATGTCATCACCTTTGTAACGCTCCAGTATAAATTTGTCTATCATTTCAGCCAGCATAGCTTTGTTTATAGACATAAAGAAGCCCTGCAAATCCAGCTTCGCTATATAACAGTCACGGGTGTAGTTCTGGCTGCACTCCTTAATGTCGCTGTGCAGCATAGTAACGCCGTACATCTGTCCTTTTCCTTTCCGGCAGTTAAACGTGCGCGGGCTAAACACTTCTTCAAAAAGCGGCTCCAGCCGTAGGGCTATCCAGTGGTGTACTATCCTATCCTCAAAAGAAGCCGCAAATACTTCTCGATACCGTGGACGCGTTACGACAAAACAGATAGATTTACCCGGCTGATAGGTACGCGCGTTTATCCGGTCGCGAAGTGCTACTAACTTGCTACCGTAGTCTATTTCGTACATAATGGCACTGGCTGTCCTCCGCTTACTTTTGCGGCAGTCGTAATATGCCTCTAACAATCCGTCCGTAGTAATCATATCTTTTTATCTTACTTCGTGTGTCGGTTCATCTGAAAAAGTGCTGAAACGGGCCTAACCCTGTTCTGGTTCGTTGCCTTAGTGTTGTTGTTCGCGTTGCCATTGTTGAGGTTCAAATTCCACGCATTGGTCGCGCTGTACTCGCAACTCCGTGCCGCTCTTACTTGGTCTTAACTATGAATGATAGTGCGCGGCCCATTTTTACAGATAACTTGCACGCTCGGTCAGTCGTAACTTTCCAAATCTGGCATTTACTCGCTATCCATGCTGATAACTTTTAATAGTGAGTTCTTCCACGCAGTAGACTGTTTGCCTATCGCGTCCGTCAGTTCGATAATATTTGCGTGCTTGCTTCTGCCTAATATCCATTTCCTTTCACCTGCTATGCGTAGCAAAGTTTTCAATACTTCAAACTGTGACTGGAAATTTACCAAATGCTGGATACGGGTTTGCTTATCCCGGTTTATATAAGCTGCCGATATTTCGGATATAAGATTTACGCCTATGTCGTGCATCTTGCTGCCTACACTAAATTTGTAGGCTCTCGGAAAGTTAGGCGTAATATCCAGAATTTCGTCTAATAATTTGCGGCAGTCTAAATATATCTGCGTGTTTGATACCAGTTTTGATTTGTTCATATCTCTAATTTTGCACTATAGCAGGTAAAAGGAAATTTCTATGTCTTGTGCGGCTACCGCCGCACATTAAAGATTAAAGTCTAACTATTAACAACTAACGTAAAAATGCTGAAACGGGCCTAACCCTGCTCTGGTACGTAGCCTTAGCGTGGCTGGTCGCGGTGCCATGGCTGAGGTACAAATGCCACGCATCGGTCGCGCTGTACTCGGTACTACTCCAGTACCACGTTTCGGCTAACTGGGTCGCTCCGTTAATCAGTGATAGGGCATAATTGATTTTACGCATATTGGCGTAAATCATCATCAGCTCGCCCAAAGACGGTAGCCACCATTTCCCCGCTGTCAGTCCCTGCCCGTTGGCGTTCACCCGTTCATAGGATGCACAAAAGCCCGGCGCATAACTTTCCGTCTTGCACTCATTGTGCGTAATCTGCGCTGCCGTGCTGGTCTTTCCCGTCCAGTCGTTAAGCGCAGTTTCTCGGTCGGTCGTGGTCTTTCCGCCCGCGCTTACCGCCGCACTGCTCCAGTACAGCGTAGCTTCTGTAGGGGCTACAACCAGAATTTTGCCGCCCTCTACCACCATAACGCCTTCGGCTATCTCGCCGCTATTCTGGTAGCTCGCCCACTTGTCCGGTTTGACTGCCAGCGGGTAATCATCCGATTTGCGGTGAAACATGATAAATACGCCGTCATTCATTGCGTTAAGGTTCAAACCGCCCAGCAAAGCTGCTTTGAGGTTTGCCAGCGTTACTTTGGTCACATTGCCGCTGGCCTCGGTCAGCGGTATGTACTGTGACGTGTTCACTGTGGTTACTGTCGTAACCGTTCCTAAAGTTTTTGTTTTCTTCGCCATATCTTTAATCTGTTAAATGGTCAATAATATATTTACCAATCTCTCGGTAATTTGTACTGTAGCCACGCACCATAGTATGAAGTATTCCCTATAGTTCGGACTATATCACGGCACCAGACTAATTCCATCGCGTCACACTCACTTTCAAATAGTAGCGTATCTGTTCCTGTAAGTGTTTTGTTTTGGTCATATATCAGGCATGGCCGGGAATATCTACTTGACGTGCCGTTATAGGTGTAACAGTAGTTTAATCGCAGCCTCAGTGCCCCACTTCCCAGTCTTTTAATACGGATAATATGGCCGTCGTCATATAATTGCATAACTGGTAGTGTTATCGTACAGTCAGCAGTATTAATGGCTACCACATTATAATCATATCTGGTTAGTGTCTTAGCCGCCGATATTATTGTGTTCTTCATCGCAGCACAGCTTATCCCGCCGCCGTCTAACTGTATTGCTACATTATTACGCGAGCCACGGGCCGATACAAGCATACCATAATTTACGCCTAATCCCCATATATCGTTATTATCATGGTTTTCAAATCTGGCTATCGCACGCGCGCCACTTGTTGCCGGTAATACATTACCGCCAATACCTGCAAATGCCCCTCGTGCGTCATTACGAAAGATAATGTAGGCATCGTTAGTAAAGGGGTCGTTAGATAGGCCATTTCCGCTAATCTTAAACCCGGCGATTTGGCCACTTTGGACGTTTATATTATTGAAAGTACCCGTTTTGCAAGTAACCGCGCCATCCTTTGCCTTAAAAACCACATTGCCGCTGCTGTCTTTCATTTCTACACTTTCCACGCCCAGATTTTCTACCAGCGCGTATGCGGCTAACAGTATCTTTGTCGCCACCAGCTGTATTTTATCGCCCAGCTGCCAGTAGCCGTTATTCCGGTCAGTCGTGCTGCCGGGATAATTGGATGCTGTTTTGGTGTGTGACTTCATGCAGGTGTAGTAATTGTTATTATACAGCACTACATCTATCCACTGCTCGCCAACCTTACCGGCTTGGAATTTATAGCCTACGGCGCAGTCGCTCCACGCCTGCGGGCCGCGAAGCGTTGCGCCTTGCTCTCCTTTATCGCCGGGGTCGCCCTTGCGTATAAACTTTACTACCTGTGTTCTGCTTACACCCATAGCCGTATTACTTTACACTGGTAATGGTTACTGATACATCGCCGCCCGCCTGCTGGCAGTGGGCGCGTGTCACGGTCTGGCTGGCTTTCGGTGTATCCCGGTCAGTGTTCAGATATACGCCTGCCGCGTCTTTTAGCACGAAATAAAACTGCGTATCCAGTGCCTTTGTGGACGTGCCGCGCTTAACCACCACCGGCGTATAGGTCACTTGCCCGTTACCCGTGGTATCTTCGGTTATCGCCTCATCTTCCGGGCTGGGGTGCGGGTCTATGTCGTAAGGGTCGCTGGCATCCATAACGCTCTGTATGTCCGTGCCAATCTCCGCACCGTCACGGTAGACGTGTACCCGGTACTCGCCATAGGTGTTAATGTCGTTGGCATTGACGGTCAGCGTCTGTGCAGTCTTGCCGGAAAGCGTTTCCCAGCCGGTTGCGCCCATCTTTTCCCACACATACGTTAAGCCTTTGGATAGGGCGTTACCGCTCTGGTATGCCATTGCCTTTAGTATGCAGCTGCCGCCCTTTTCGGTAATCACGAAATTTTTGCTGTCGCCTGCGGCGATAGTCACACGGTAACTGCTTCCGGTAGCCTGCTGCACCGGTATAGTGTATGTGGCTTGTATTTGGTCGCTCTGCGTGCCGTAACTGATAGTGGCTACCATCTTGATAACCGCCGGTGCGTAGCCTGCCAGTGCCGCTATATTTTTGAGGATTTGCAGACCGTAATACAGCTGGTCGCCGCTCGGTGCTACCGTCTTGAAATATCCGGCAAACGTGCCGGTCGATACGCCGCCGCTAAATGAAATCTTTTGGTCGTTAAAATAGTACTCCATTGCGTCCGGGTCTGCCACTCCCTCCGCTACTCGGCTGCTGGTGCAGACGAAATACAGTATAGGTTTCATCGTGGTAAAGTCCGGATAAACGGCTGTGGCATCGTTTGGCGTTCCCTCGTACTCTTGGTACAAATCGCCGTTTGGCGACATGATTACGGCAGTGTACGTGCCTGCCTTGCTGATAAACTTAATCGTTCTGCTGGTGCTTGCTGTACTCATGGTTAAGCCTCCGTTTCTTCTTTAATGGTCGTTTCTGTTTTTTCCCTCATCATCGCCGGTATCGGCTTCCGTTGCTTCGGGATGCCGGGTTTGCCGTTCCTGTTTCTTTCGGATGCTGTGGCCTGGCCATCGGTCGGGGTCTGTTCCGGGTCGGTCACTTCGCCCGGTTCCTCTGTTACGGGCTGCTCCGTAGTTTCGCCCTGCCCATCTTTCGGGCTTTCCGGTTCTGGTTCTGGCTCTGGTTCGGGTGCCGGTTCTTCGCCTGCCTCCGTATCCGTATCTACTTCCGGCACGTCCGTAGGCGTGTCGATATTGCCCGGCTGCTGTTCCGTGGTTTCCTCTACGACAAACCGGGGGTCGGTCGCTATAGGCAGTTTTCTAACTACCGTGCCGTCCTGTTCCTCTCTCGCTTCGTGCGCTTGCAGTGCCAGACCGCCTATTTGTTCCAAAATCTGCGGCAGTTCGGTTAGCCTGCCGAAAGCCAGCATATCAGCCTGCCAAAGCAGATAGTTACCATCCGTAACCTTATTACGGTCATTCTCTAATTTAAGGTATTCCGCTACCTTTCCGTTTGCTTTAATGTATCTTGCCATATCGCCTATATTGGTTTAGTGAATAATCAAAATATCGCCGTCCGCATCGCAGAAAATCGCATCGTCTGTGCCATCTTCCCACGCTCCGGCATATCCTCTGTCTTTCACGTCCAGACCGATTACCCCGCCGTAGTTGTCATCCATTTTGGCTGTAGGGATTATCGGGCTTTTGCCGTGCGCCACCAGTGAGTAACTTAAACTGCCGCTGGCTTTGTTCGTGGCTATATACCACAGCGGTAACAGTTCCTTTTCCGCGTTGTCTATCTCTCCGTTAGTGGTGCGGATAATCGCCGTGGGTGCTATATTCAGCAGGCCCGCCGGAATGTTGTACGGTACGCCTGTAAAATCAAACTCGTACTTTGGTATCCGGCGTATGAAACTGGCTATAGCCTGTGGGCTGGCATCGGTCAAAGCCACGCTGCCGGGGTTGCCGTCTGCGCTATACTTCACCCGGCACCGCAAATACATTTCATCACCCATCAGCCAGCGGTTAATAGTTACCGTGCCGTTGCTGTTCACCGTAATATCGTAGTCCATTACAGCGTCACTTCCTGCGGTTCGCCACGTGCTGCCGTCCAGCACTTCCCATACCAGCGCATATTTGCTGGCATCACACAATTTATCACCCAGCCATACCGTAGCCTTAACGGTCTGCGTCTGCGGGTCTGCCAGTGGGTTAAATATCGTCTGGTCGGCTGCGTCCAGTTCTACCCGCACTTGGTCGGATGCACTGCCGCAGCTGATTAAATAGCTGCCTTGTATAATCATCACCTGCCCGGTGCGGCTGTCTACATACTCGGCATAGAATACCAGCGTAATAGGTACTTTCGGCTCTGCGTTCCGCTTTACCTTGATACGCCCTGCGCTGCCGCCGCTGGTGGTTATCTCGTAGTTACTGTTACCGGTTCCTATCAGCGTCTGCGTGCCGTTGATATTCTCGTACCAGCGTATGTTTGTCAGCGCATGGTTAATGCGCCCTGCGCCTATCACTTCGTCTTTGTCTATCACGGATACGATAGGCTGGATTATTAACGGTGTCAGCGTATAATCCGGCGTATATTCCTGCGTGTCGGTGCTATAGTTCTGCTTGTCCGGCACGCTGCCATCTACAGAAAATGATATTTGCAACTGTAGCGGCTTCCAGTTAAAATCAAATCTTCTTGTTTTCATATTTGCATATCCTTTCTACTAATACTGGAAAACTGCGTTTGCGGTACCAGCTTCGTTACCCATTCCGTCCCGTAGCGTCACCGTGGCTATGAATTTCAGCACCTTTGGCACGTATCCGTTAAAATCGCAATCCTCTACCGTTAGGTCTATGGACTTGCCAGCCCCGGCGTGTTTCAACGCCCACGCATTATCGGATGCTACGCGCTCCACGCCGTTAGCATCTTCGCTGTAGCGCGTCCACTGTACATCAGCATCCAGAATGTCATCCGTTATATCCATGTTGTACAGCTTGGCTATTATGGTCAGCGTCAAAGCGAATTTATCGGGGTCAAACAGATAGTCCGTGTCGGCAAAATCTACGGTAAACTCCGGGTTTCCCTCCACCATCGCCCAGTCGGTGTTATTCCACGCCGGGGCTGTGGTCGTGCCGGTTTTGGCGCATCGGTATTTGCAGCCGTTATACCACACATCCGAAATTTCGTATATTCCCGTGGTCGGGTTCAACGCCTCGCAGTAATAATCACCTGTGGCACTCCACTGGCCACGGTCTACTATCTCGCTAACCGGCTTGCCTTGATAGTCTATGCGTATTATGTCCTGCACGACTATTCCACGCGCATACAGATAGTCTTGCCCCTCTGCTATTGGCAAATCCAGTTCGCGCAGAAACTCCGGCAGTTCGCCAAAGGTCGCGCCATAGTTGCTGCTGTCTATGATAGGCTTTGTTACCCCGGTCAGCCGGACTATCCGCCCCTCGGTGCTGGATAGGTAGATACAGCTTTGCCGCTTGGTGTCGGTCTGGTTTCCCCACCGGGCTATCTTCATCATTTCACACGGTGGGTAATTAGTCCCTGCCGGGGTTTCCTCACCCGGATACAGCGTTACTTCGATATAGTTGTTAGCGGTGTTCACGCTGTTTACGCGCATCCAACTGGTGTAATATACGCCGCTGCCGGTAGCCAGCGTGTTAATGATACCTTTCAGCACGTTGTTAGGGTACTGGGCTGTAAAATAGCCGTCCCACTTGCTTTTAAGATGCAGGCCGTAGCAGTTATCGCCCAAATCGTCCACGCTCTCTATGGTGTCCGCCTCCGTTAATAACTGGTCGCCCTCTATGGCAGATAGGCGGTTAATTATTAACTCCATGCACTCAAAGTAACTGCGCACACGGACGCTTTCAAATTCTGCGTTTCCCAGCTGGTCTATCCCTGCACCTTTCCCGGCATACAGCGACTGCACAAACTCGCCAAACTGCGCCCCGGACTTGAATATGGAAAGCCCTAACACAGTCAGCATCTTTTCAAAAGTTAGATTACCTTTGGCGACATCATCCACCAGACGGGACAAAAACTGCTCCCGTATCGGGCTATCTTCGCTTAGGTCTTTGGCGACATCAGCGTACCCGGCTTTTACCTTTTCGGTTACTTGCTCGGTTGTGGTTTCTCCGGTTTCGGTATCTTCCTTTTCCCGTATTTGGGTCAGATACATATACCCCTGCCTGTCAGTAGAAATTTCATTAAGTGCCGACAAATTGCCATGCGTATGGCCATCGCCAGTTACCGTACTTCCACCGCCACCGGCTCCACTCATTACTACTGTGGTAGGCCCACCGCCTATGCCTTGCTCCCGCAGACGTTCACTGCGCGGTCTTGGCGTGCGAAGTGTTATTTTTGAGGTGTATTGCTTATCCATAATACCATCTAATTAACTTCCTCTATACTCTCATACTCATCTGCTCTAAATTCGCAGTATTCAGCATCTGTACAGTCCGCTATAATGTCCTGCACATCACTCATCAGCATAAAGCGTTTATCGCCTTGGTTCTGTTCTGTATAATAATTCAGCCCGTCATCTATTATAGCTTCCCCGGATAACGCGGTTTTCCTGTCTGCATATTGGCTATAGATAGTACCTATCAGCAGCTTTTCCGGATGGTCTGTAACGCCTGCTCTCATCAGTTCCTGTAGCTGTTCTCCCGTACTGGTTCTATGGTAACAGCCTTTAGCAGTCGGGCATATCTGTACAGACGTTCCGCATATCGTGTCTATGTCTATTTCCTCTTTTGCTGATTTGTTGATATACCCGCTGTACTCTACATCCTCCAGCTCGGCGGCATCAAAAATCAGATTATTATTTACCACATCTACTACCGGCACCTTGTATAAGCACCAGCGAAGCATACCGTATATACCGCTTTTATCCCATTGGCTTGCATCGCTTCCAAATGCACAGTCATCTACTTTTTGCCCGTAGTCATATCCTAATATACCCTCCTGTATCTGTACTTCCAGATACCCCGCCACTGGCGGATAGGGCATATATTCCCCGTCATCCATTTTCTTAAAACTTTCGTAGATTTCAGTCCCCATGCGTCCACCTCTGCCATCCGGTCGGCCTATGCAGTGACGGTTTCCCTGCCAGCCTCTTATGCCTGCATCTTCGCCCAAATTATCGGGGTTGTAATATTCCAGCCAACAATCGCCGCCGGGGTCTGCTCCGGCTACCCATTTTCCCTTGCTGTAACCTAAATGGCCTTTAGTTGCTCCGGCGGCTGCTTCACGGTTACTATAATGATATATTGCGTTTCCCTCTTTATCGTACAGTGTAACTTTTGCAGGGATAAATACAAAGCCGCTGCGGGTTTTAACCACATTGTCGTTACCATCATCGTTTTGGCTCGTACTTCCGGAAAATGGATTATATCTGGCATCTATCAGCACTTCTTCCATCAGACGCACTCTGTACTTTTTCATGCTGTCTGCGTCTAATCGGGGTAAAAAAACACGATTTGTAGTTAATATCTCCCCATTTCCGGATAATCCGGCGCGTGGTATCCGGCTATGTACTTTCCACTTTGGCCATCCGGTATTTATACCGCCGTGTCCGCCTGTACGAAAAGCGTAGGCCACGCCGGAACACTCGGAAGCACCTCCAGTAACAGGCAGTATATGAAAATATCTGCACCATGTTCCCTTACTCTTTAGTCCGGTTCCTTTGTTGCCAATAAAAATCGTAAAGTCTATCAGATTATAGTCCCAATCACTCGTACTGCTGTGGCTTGCATAATCTGGATAATAGCTATAATATTCGCCCCAGTCTTCATAGTTCACAGACGGGGCCTCATTTCTCAAATTAGTATGCTCTACGTCATATTTTGAGCCGTACTCCAGTTCATCACTTAATAACTCGGCACTACTATACGGGCTGAAAGATACTGTAACATTGTTTGCCACTTTATCCGTCCCCATCGTCTGCCTATCCCCATCCCATTGGATAGCCTTTTGCGTTCCTTTGTTATACAGGCCATTTAAGTCATACAGATAGATAGTACCCGCACGTTGGATAATTCTTATCGCCAACGGCTGCAAAATACCCTCCAGCACTTCGTACAGCGTTGAGGCTTCGCCGTCCTCATCTATAAAATTCTCAGACCTAACAGATATACCACCGTTAGTTATACTGGTATTGTCTGTAAACCGGGTTGTAATATAATTTGTATTAAGTCCGCTATACAAAATTTGGGCACGCTGCATAGCATATACGATAATATCCCGCAGTGTCTGCATCCCGGATAAATCGTATTTAATACGGTCTAATATGCCAAAATCACTAAACGTCAAACTGACTTCGTAACCGTTCAGTGTTTCGTAGGGTTCTTCGTAAAATTCCGGGTCTAACACGCCGCTCCAATACAGTTTATTAGATTTGTACACATCCATCCGGATACGTCCTACCTCGATAGTGTATAAATCTTCGTATGTCCTATCACCGGGGCTGATTATCTTTAGTGTGGCATTACTGCCTATCACCACCTTTTCTTTGTCCTCTCGCTGCCATTCTATTACCAGCGGCGTATCTGCCGGAAACTCCAAACTGCCTACCGTAGCAAATGCCGCATCCGCTTCCTGCATAATATCAACTCGCCATATAATACCGGCCCGGCTTACAAATTCACCTGTATATCGTAGATATTTCATATTAACTGCGTCTTGTTATGTTATTCTCTTTGTTCATTATGCCAACCAGATTGCGGCCTTTTATAACAAATTCCACCTTACTAAAATCCACGGCAGCTGCGGTCGGTGCCAGCATACCGCGCAACTTATCCAGCGGCGCAATAACTTCCGGATTTCCGCTGGCTCCGGCATATTCACCAACCATAGCCAAAGTAGGCCCGGAAACTATACCGCCCTTTGCAAACTTCGGCAGTGAGGCCATAGCAGCAATAATAGCCGCCACAGCAGCCAATCCCAAAGCAATACCGACAAATGGTATCCCGGCGTGTGCAGACATGGCACCGGAAGCGGCGGCGGCTACGTTAGCTGTGGTTTCCACATTCTTTGTAGCCGCTAATCCAGCAGATGCAGCCATTTCCTGCGCAGCACCGGTTACTGCCGTTGTCGTAGCGGTTGCCGTGGCTATAGCCTCGCTTTGCTTTGCTGCGGTCAGCATATTAGTTACACCGGTCAGCGTTCCGATAATCTGTATTACAGTTTGAAATCCTTGATACAGCCCCAGAAAACCGTCCACTATGCCCACTACGGTTTGCCACGCATTGCCGTTACCCTGTAATGCACTTGTTATGCCCTCTATGCTGCTGCCGATACCCTTAATGCCACTCCAGCCCTGCATCAGTGCTTTGCCTGTGCTGCCTGCCACTTTCTCGGTTTCCTTGCCTGCGTTCTTAATGGCTTCGGCTTTTTCATTCCACGCTGCTATCTGCTGGTTAATCAGTGCGGCTTCGTCCACCGTGGCAGTCTGTAACTGGTCTGTGAGGATTTGAATGTTATCGCCTATATCCTGTAACGTACTGGCATCCTCTTTCCACAGCGGCGTATTATCCACGGCTGCGCCTGCATTTTTAATGGCTTCGGCTTTGGCGTTCCACGCCGCTATCTGCTGGTTAATCGCCGCCGCTTCTTCGGCTGTAGCGTCTTGCAGTTTCTCATTAAGGATTTGAATATTATCGTTAATCTCACGCAGTGTGTCGGCATCCTCTTTCCACAGCGGCGTATTATCTTCTCCGGCTTTCCCGGCGTTCCGTATGGCATCGGCTTTCTGTTCCCATAACTCTATCTGCTGATTAATCAGTACCGCTTCCTCGGCAGATGCTGTTTGCAGTTTGTTATTAAGGATTTGGACGTTATCCGTAATCTCCTTTAGATTATCGGCATCCTCCGTCCACTTCGGCTTAGCGGCTCCGGTCACTTTCCCGGCTCCAGCGGTAGGGGTATATGTATAATCTGAGGCGTTGGGCTTATCCATATCCAGTTTGGGTGCCGGTGTCTTTGGCTTGGATACATCTACCGCCACCTCCACTTTTTGTTTGCCCAGCCCCAGAATGTTTTTTAGCCATTCCCATGCCTCCTTACACTTTTCTACCAGCCACTCGAAAGCCTTTGCCAAACCATTCATTATAGCGTTTGCCAGCGGCTTAATGGCTTCCCAAACCTTATCTACAATCTTCCGGAAGCCCTCGCAGTTTTTATAGGCTGCTATCAAAGCCGCCACCAGTGCGCCGATAGCGGTAATGATTAAGCCTATCGGGTTAGCGGTCAGCACCAGATTAAGCACCTTTTGTATGGCAGTCCACGCAGTAGTAGCGATAGTAACCATTTTCTGCGCAGCGGCCACAGCCACTATGCGGGTCTTTAATATCGCCTGCTGCACATTCATAGCCTTTACCGTCTTAATCAGCCCACCGATACCCATAGCTGCCATGCCGATTTGTGCGGTCAAATCCACATAGGGTTTTACATCGGTATAAATAGCGGACAAATCAATTAAGCCGGATAATCCGTTTTTCAAATTCTCCTGCATCTGTATCTGCCGCTCCTGCTGTTCTGCCGTTCCCTGCGTTGCCGCCTTGACTGCATCCATATTCAGCTGTATGTTTGCCAGCGTCTTTATGTACTCCAGTCCGGCATCCTCTCCGGGGCCTCCGAAAATATCCGCTATGGCTGTACCCACGGCTGCGCTGCTGGCGGGTAATTCGTTCAGCTTTGCCGCCACCATCTGCATAACGTCAAACGTGGTTATGCTGCCAGCCTGTAAATCCGCCTGTACCTTTTCAGCGGATATGCCGATACCGTTAAGTGCGTCTGCCGTGGCAGTGGTCATTTCGCGAATACGCAAATTACCCTCCTTGATAACGTCCACGCCCTTATCGGAAAATACGCCCTGCTGTGCGGCGTTGGTGGTTATTGCTATAAAATCCTCTGCCGATAGTCCGGCCTCCTTGAAATAGCGCGGATACTCCCGCACAGTGTCGATAAAGTCACCGCCTGCGTTTGCCCCGCTAACTAAACCGTCCTGCACCAGCTTCATAGCATCCTCCATGCTGATACCAAAGCCTTTGGATAGCGCATTTGCAGCCCGCAGCGTTTCGTTAAAGTCCGTGCCGAAGTGTTCCGATACCGCCTGTACCTTACTGCGCAGTTTCAGCATCTCATCGCCGGTTTTCCCGGTCAGCTGCGTTATCGCTATGTTTGCGGACTGCAAACCTTTCATGCGGTCGGAAAACTGCGACAAAGCAGACGAAACGGTACTAACCGTGTTCGTTATGGCATCTATCGCCTGTACGCCTTGGCTCCAGTTTATCAGCGACTTTTTAAGGTTTTCCGCTGGTGCGATAGCGGACTGTAGGACTTTTTTAAGCCCCGCCGCATCGGTGGTCAGTTCCTTAAACTCTTTACTGTCGCCATCCAGTCTGAATGTTATACTAATAGTGCTCTTGCCCGCCATAGTATCTTTATATTAGTTCGTCACCTAATTTTCTAACCAAATTCTCCATACGCCTGCGCTGCTGCTCCGGCGTTATCTCTTTCCGTTTCTTCTTCGCCTCCACTTTCGCCCTGTCCCACGGAAACGGTAGTAACTTTTCCGGCGTTACCTTATGCCGTTTATCCAAATGCGGCTGTATAACTATCGTGGCTAATAGCCGCATCCTTTGCCAGTCGTCCTTAAAATCAGTATCGCGCTGTTCTGCATAGGCTTTGTAGACCGCTGCAAATTCTTCAAAATCCAGTTTGCAGAAATCATCATAACTTAGCCGTATGCAGCCCAGCGCGATACCCAGTAACTCTAATATGCCGTAGGGCTTCAGCTTTTTTTTTCTACATCCCCGGCATCTTCCACAGTGTTTTGCTGCATCTGCGTAGCCCATGCGGTCATATCCTCCGGGTTAAGCGCATCGGCAAACTCCATCAGCGACATTTTGAAATCCACGCCATCGGCTGCGGACGCAGAAGCCACGCAGCAGTACAGATATGCGCACAAATCGGTTAGGCTGTTACTGGTAATCTCCGTTACCTCCTTGCCTGTCTCTTTCTTAAAGCGCAGCATAGCCCCCATCGTAGGACGGCACGGATACGCTGTGCCATTAATCGTTACCTCTATCTTTGCCATATCTTACCGCTTTAGCTTTCTTCCTGCGTAGTGTTTTCAGTAATTGCGCTTTCGTCCAGCGTGGTAGGCTCGCCGTCATTCTCCAGACTGATACTGTAGGTGCTATCGTCCTGCGCCGGGTCTGTGCGCTCCAGCGAAGCGATAACGCAACTGCCAGCCAGATACGGTTTGTCTGTGTTCTCACGCTCCATGCACTTTACGGTAACTGGTTTGCCTGCTTTCCACATCGCAAACAGTTCCTTAAATCCGCACTCGGTTTCATCGTAGAATACCAGACCCTCGGCACTGATAGAATACGACAAACCTACTACGCCTTTCTTCTTCCAAAGTCCGCTACTGATAGCCTTGCTGGCTACCGGCTTTACGGCACGCTCTTTGGTTTCACTATTAAATGTAGTCGTGTGGGTGGTGCAGCTGCCTACAGCCTTTGTACCCACGTACAGCAGCATATCACTGCCGTTACAGTATCCGTTTTTTGTCGTTCCGGGCATAATCTCTATATTTTAACATTAAACATCAGTTGCTGTACATAGGCATCATCCTGCCATGCTTCCTCACTGTCTGCCAGATAGCAGCTGCGCATAACCAGCCCGTTTACTACGCCCTGCTTTCCATCCAGTGCGCCGCGCACGGCTTCTGCCAGTTCCACGCCCTCGGTATAGTGTTCGGTATAGCAAAGTATCTCCATGCCCACCGTGTCAGCACCCCGCCCGGATTTAACCGGTGTCTGCTCCAGTTGCGCACGCCTGTACACGATATACGGCAGTTCCGCGCTGTCCTCAACCACCGGGAAAATCTTTTTTACCCGTGCGGATACCTCACTGTCCGACATAAGGATAGACCGGATTATTTCACCGGCACTTAAACTTGTTTTACCTACAGCCATACTTTTTTGCTACTCTAAAGACATTATCAGTTACCATGTTATGAATATCGGCAGTAACGGTATCCCGTACTCCGTTCAGCGTCTGGGACATGAAGCCGTAACGCCTCATCCGTCCTGTACTGTGCGCAGACCTGCGCCGTGCGGCTCTTCTGCCACCGTTGCTTTTCGTCTTTCGCTCCTTAGTACCTTCTTCCACCCAAATTAACACGGGCTTTTTAAGCCCCTGCCGGTTGGTGTGGTATCCCGCTTCGCCTTTGCCATTCTTGCCCGCCCGCTTAGTTCCGACTGTCACCCGAAAACCGGCTTTACGCTTGAATACGATAGACCGCACGCCCTTTTCCAAATCCTTGTTAGAATGGACGCTGTTACGCAGATTGTTTACTGCCACCTTGCGTACCTTGTTGGCTTCCTTGCGAAAACCGCCTTTTATCGCCTGTAGTCTGCGCTTCGGTTCCAATTCAGCAAATAACTGCTGCAAATTCTTATCGTCGTAGTCTATGCTTTGGGCCATAATGGTATCTATTCATTAACTCTTTCACACAGCAGGGTTTTATACCCTTTATCCAGATTAGGTACGATATTCGTCACGGTATAAAGGTAGCCGCCCAACTGCTGCACCCTCCAGTTTTCCTGCACCGGGTGCGCATCGCGTATGTTAAACTCTACCGTGTAGTTCGGAAAATGCTCGCCTACTTCCTCGCTCCGGCTCCCGGTAGCCCTTACACGTTCAGCCCATACAGTGCGCGTCTTGGTGTATGTCACCGTTTCCGCGCCCATGCGGTCTGTCACCCGTTTAGGCTCCAGCAGATTTAACCTGTATTTCAGTGCGCCCGCTCTCATTCCGTAACGTCATCTACCAGTTTGCGATACGGTTTGATTAAGGCTTGCAGTGTATATGGCACTTCCGCCATCTGCACGCCGCTAACGGCTTCGCGCTGGTTGTACCAGTGTCCGGCTATCAGCAAAACCGCCTGCTGTAGCGTGGCTGGCAGATGCTCTCCGCCGCCCATAGCCAGCAGTTCATCGCTGCTGCGGTTGGTCGCCTCAGTTACATACTGCTCCGCTGCTTCCAGCAAGTGCGCCAAATACTGGTCATCATCGCTAAAATCGTCAGCCCTAACGTGCTGCTTTAGTAGTGCTATATCCACTGTAGCCATAATCAAACTATGTTATCCTGTTACAATCCTTACCCCGTTTACGCGCCCACGCCTGCTGCCTTGCACTTTGCCAGCGCAAAAGCCTCTGTGCGCAGCGTGGTAGTGCCGTAGTTCACATTCAGCACGAAATCCACAGCGTCTTTGCGTGCTTGGCTGTACGGGTCAATGATAAACGAAATGTCGCCAAACAGTCCCATAGGCTGGTATCTCCAGTCGCCCAGACCTATAAAGCCCTCGCCGATATAGTTAGTAGTGAATACCGGCAGACCTGCGATATGGTCATTTTCGCAAACCATAATGCCGCTGCCTGCGTCTTTCGGTGTCGCTTCGGCGATAGCTTTCTGGGCTTTAGTCATCACCCAGCAAAGATGCTCACCATCCACACCGGTAGCCAGCACTTTTGCTTTGAGGCTGTTAAGCTCCTTAAATGTAGGTTCTGCGCTCACCTGTACGGGGCTGCTTGCCAGTGCCACAAACGGGCCTACCAGTGTCGTAGCACTCGTAACCTTTGTAGTGCTAAACATGATTTTGTTAAGCAGCATAGTAACCGAAAGCGGCATCAGCTTTTTAACAATCATTTCTACCACTCCCTCAGTCTGGTTAATCGTCTGCCGTGTAACCGGGATAGCGATACCGATACGCTGCGGCGAAGCGGTCAGTTTAGACATCGAAATTTCGGTGTCAGTCAGTTCCACGCCCTCACCCTGTATCGTTGCCTCCACAGTTTCGTAGGTTGGCCAAATGTAGTCACCGGCCAGACCGGTAGGCATAGGCAGACCGACTTTATCCAAAATCAGCCCCTCTACCAGCGGGTCTAAAATGTCCTGCATCTTCACCGGCACGATACCGCCTGTGGTCACGTCCGCCACCATCACCAAATCACGCATCAGCATAATTTGTGTCTGTCGGCCTGCGGCTACGTTCTCGCGGATAATGCGGTTAGCATCTTCCACCGTAGTAGCGTTTTCGCGCAGATGCTCTACTGCCAGTGCCTGCATCTTCATTTGCAGCAGCTGGTTTTCCCTTACCAGCGCGTTATACTCTGCGGTTTCCGCTTCTGTACGCTCGCGCTGCTCTTTTTCGCACAAATCCGCAATCTCGTTAATGCGGTCGCAGTTAGACTGGTATTTGTCTACTAACTGTCGTGCGTTTACTGTTTTCTTCGTTGCTGTTGTCTTTGGCATACTCTAAAAAACTTTTATGGTTAAACTTATGTTATAATAATTGCGCAGCAGCGCGGCGCATTTCGCGCACTTGCTCGCGCAGCTTATCTTCGTTCTTCGGTTGCTCTGGCTCCGGCTCCGGGGTGCGCAGTTCCTTAAACAGTTCCCGCGCTTCCGCTTCGCAGTTAGTATCGGGATATGCCGGGTCAGCTGCCAGCGTAAAATCGTATATCCCGGTAATCACATTAACCGTGTAGGTTATCACCGTCTTTCCGTCCACCCTCTGCACGTCACGGGATACATACGCGCTGTCGTAGTAGTGCGTGCTAAACATGAAGCTACAGCCAGATATGTCGCCGCGCCTAACCAGTTCCAGTGCTTTGTCACCGTCCACCGTCTTAGGTGCTTCAAACTCGAAATATACGCCTTTGTCATCCACGCCGTAGGTCAGTGTACCGGCTCCGTTCTTGCTCCGTGCCAAAATCAGCTGCCTATCGTGAAACATGGTCATCTTTATATCGCAGCCGTCCAGCAGTTCTTTAGTCACTGCGCCCGGTGCGATAACTTCCCGTTCTTCCTCATCGTCATAGTCGTACAGCGGTGCGGACGGCACGCCAAACAGTATAGCGTAGCCGGTAATCGTTCTGCTGGCTGCTTCGCCCTCCTGCGCCTCCCTTACCCGCAAATCGGTAACGGTGTGCAGTATTCGGTTTACTACCGTGTTCTTATTCTTCGCCATTGTTGTTATCTCCGTTTTCGTCCGGTTCCTCAGTGGTGCCGGACTGGTTAGTATCTGGTTCATCCGTTGCCGGGGCTGGTTCTGTCGGTGCTGGCTCCGGTTCCGGCTGCTTGGTGTGTTCCTCTATGCTCTTTAGGTTGGCGGATACCAGCACAGTATCGCCGCCCTCTACGGCTGGCTTGTTTTCTTCCTGCCGCCATTCGTTCACCGTGTACAGCCCGGCGGCTATCGTCTGGGCTTGGTACTTAATCCGGCTATCCAAATCGCACGCATACAGCCCGCGCCGGTCAAACTGGAATTTACGTTTGCAGCACAGATTAGGCGGTACTAACTTCCGGTGCAGTTCCACTTCGATTTTGCGCAGCACCGGATTAAGCGTGTTAGTGAGGAAAGCCACGTTAGCCATTTCCGCAGACTTGTAGTTATTGCTGGTGTCATCAAACACAAAGGACGGATGCACACCGAAAAAACGGCATATCTCGCGCACGTTAAATTTGCGTGTTTCCAAAAACTGCATATCCGTACTGCTTAACGAAATCGGGCTAAACTGCACCTGCCCCGGTAATGATACTATGCGCTCACCGCCTCTAAATCGGCTATCCAAATCGGTAGCCGTCTTTTCCAGTTCCTTGTCTTGGTACTCACCAAAGCCACGCACGCCGCTATCGTTGCTGACAATTCCACGGACATTACCGCCGTTGGCAAACCGGTTTAGCGTTTCTTGGTCGCCTGTGCTGGTTATATCCAGTGCTATGCGTGCGTAGGCTATGGTAGATAGCCCGGTTTTTCCGTCTATACTGTAGTTCTTTATGTGCAGTATCTCGCTTTCGTCATACACGCCGCTAATGCCTGCGTAGACATCGTTAATCGTGTAGGTGTCATTAACCGTATCATGCGCCACGGTCGTAGGGTCTACCAGTGCCAGACGTGCCACGGACATAGTGATTAGGTCATAGACCGGCACTATGTAGGCGTTTCCCCTCAGCAGCAGATAGCGTACCACCTGCTGCCAGAAGTCCACAGCTGAAAGCCATTCGCACGGCTGCACATTCAGCAGATAGTGCATACGGTCGCTGCGGTCTTCCACGAAAATATCACCCTTTTTGCGCATATACTGGACTGGTAGCATCGCCACACTGTCTGCCAAAAGATTAACACAGCGGTAAACGGTCGCTATGTTCAGCGCATTAGCAGATGCAAGCAAAGGAAAGCCGCCGCCGGTTCGGGGTGTCCGCCCCGCCGGTTCCTGCTTCGCCTGTGCAGGCTCGCCGCGCCTAAACAAATTCCGTATGTTAATCAAAATACCCATCGCAAAATATAATGTTCTTCTACCTTACCCGGAAAACGCCGTATCTGGTACCAGCCTTTGGAAAAATAAATGTTAAAAATCACCGTTCATAGTCAATAAATAGCCGTAGGCACATCAGTTTCGTTATCACGCCGTCTATCTTCTGGCTCGCTTTCCGCTTGATAGGCTTGCAGTTCTCCAGCCTGTCACTATCCAGCACGGCATTACCGAAGCAGTAGGCGTTAATCGGGTTGTCGTTAATGAATATATGCCCGGTCTTGGCCCCATGCTCAAAACTTTCTACGGGTGCGGTAAACATTCCGTAGGTCTGCCGCACGCCTTTTATCACATTCCCGGCACCGGACGCAGCCAGCATATTAATAACTTCCTGCGACTTCCACGGGTCATATCCGATACCCAGTACCCGGACGTGCTGGTTTAGATACAGCACATAATCCACTATGCGCCGGTAGTCTATCACATCGCCATCGGTCAGCACCAAAAATCCTTTTTCCGCCCATGTCCTGTACAGCTTTTCGTTTGGGTGTCCCGGCAGTGCGCCGGACGGGAAAAAGTAGGCGGTATGGAAATAGAAATTTTTATGTGTGCTGTCGTACATTCCCATCGTCACCGCGCTAAAGTCATCGCTTTCGCTTAGGTCTATGGCTACCATCGCATCCGGTCTGCCCTTGATACCGTCTATGCTTATCGGTCTGCTGATATGCCGTGCCAGCGTGCTACTAATCCAGCTGCGCTGCTCATTCTCGGCATAGGTGTTAAGCAGCTTTGTACGAAAAGCTAACATAGCCTCACTGCCGTTACGCAGCGCGTTTTTGTATTCGTGCCTGTAGAAGTCCAGACTAACCGTTACGCCTAAATGCGGGTGTACCTTTCGCCATGTGCTTTCCTCATCTTCCGGGTCGTCTAAATCCGGCTCGAATATGTGGGCAAATAGGCTGTCATCCTCATACTCTCCCAGCAGCACGGATTTGTAGCCCTGTAGCATTTCGTAAAACGGGCCATCGAATACATCGGACGCGGTGGTTATTATCACGGTCAGCGGATTTTCCCGCACACCCATAGACGTAGTTAGTACGGTCAGCAGTTCGCTGTCCCGCGCTTGACTAAACTCATCCATGATAACCGTACTGGCGTTCAGTCCGTCTTTCGTCCGCGCGTTGGCGGTAAGACATTGGGCAAATGCCGTGCGGTCTTTGCGCCTGCTCTTTACCGTCTGCTCGTTGATAACGTACCGGCGTTCCTTTGGGTCTAACTTCCGCATACAGCCACGTATCACGTCAAAGCATTTTTTCGCTTGGTCGTTGCTGTTGGCGGCGGTGTAACTTTCCGCGTTGTTGTCGCCGTACAGCAAATCGTATATGGCCAGGGATGCTGTACTGGTCGTTTTGCTGAATTTGCGCGGCACGTACAGCACCACTTCCCGGACTACACGCCTGCCGTCCTGCCAAAAAGCAAAGATGCTGGCAAACTGGAAATACTGTACCGGGGTCAGCCTGTACCGCTGTTGCCCGGTCTTGCCGGGAAAATACAGACTTTCGTAGAAGTCGCAAAACTGCCACACCTCCGTAACATTGATACCGTACTTATCGCATAAGTGGAAAAACCGGGCTACTGCCAGCTGCTCGTATAGGTTGTGCGCCTCCGGGTCGCCTGCCACATCACGCACATAGTCATCTAACCGGCTATCCACTTCGGTTAGTCGGTAGCGGTCTATGTCGGTGCCAGCCAGCAGCCCCGTTACATCCTCTTTGGCTTGCCTCAGCCTGTCTTTTTCTTCTTCTGTCATTCAGTCTTACCGGGTTTGATTATCTTTGGCTGCTTGCGCTTCTTCGTCAGTTTCTTTGTGAGGTCTGCCAGCGGGTCATCCTCAACCTCCCCGGCTAAATCTTCGGCGGTCAGTCCTAAAGACTTCATTTGCCGGGTAATCAGTTCCTGCGCCTCCTTTGCGATTTTGAAAACCGGGTGCGGTGCCAGCTTTTCGCCGTAGCGTGTTTTTTCCCACACGGTCGTTTCGGTCAGCCCGTCTATCTGTTCGTTTGCCATCTCCAGATTACGCATCGCACTGGCTAATGATAGTACCTGCATATCCAGTCCTTTGCTGTACAGCCGGTGCGCTTTTAGCACCTTGATAATCTCTGTTTTATAGTCGTTTACCGTTTTCGCCATTTTCTCTGTATATTTATTCGTTTTCTGTTAGATTTAGTCCAAAGTACCGCATTTCCAAAATTTTACATACGAAAAAACAAGACTGGGGGCGAGGTTTAACGGGGTACGCCCCCGGTTAAAAAACTACCCCCGGCTCCGACATCAACCATCACCGAAAAATTTATTTATCACCTGCCGCACTTGCTTTTCGTTGCGTCTGCGTGTCGCCTCCCTACCACACCTGCCTAACTCCGTGTGTGTCCTAACGTGGCAGTCGTGGCATAGTGCCTGTAGGTTGTGCGGGTCATACATACGCTGCATCCTGTCAGCCGTAGTTATCGCTTCCTCTACTGGCCGTATGTGGTGTACCTCTGTAGCAGGTGTTATCCTGCCCTCTGCTTCGCACCGCTGGCAAAGCGGGTGTGCAGTCAGTGTATCACGCCGAAGCCTCAGCCACCTAACAGTATGTATCAATCTGTTATATATCTTATCCTTTGCCATCTGTGTATCCTCCTATCTAAGTTTCCTACTATTATGTCTAACTGGTACCGTTCCGTCCGGTACTCTCTGTGTATTGCTCAGGTCATCAAACATACTGTCGATATACTGCCCGTCATCTTCCGGTAGGTCGTATTTCCTGTTTGCCGCCACTTCCATACGGTCTATCAGAATATGCGCTAATGCGGTCAGCATTTCGCATAGGTTCTTAAACCTGTGTTCCCTCTGTACCTGCTGTAGTTTCTCGTAGGTTTCCGGGTCTAATGATATGTTCACGCGCTTTCTATTGCTCACTGTGTTTACGGATTAAGTAGTTAAGGCTATCTAATAAACTTTGCTGTACGACTTTCTTCCCCTCCAAAGCCGCGCTGGCTCTCTCATCCACAGTACCGGCGCAAATAAGCCTGTACACAGTAACCGGGTACTGCTGCCCCTGCCTGTGCAGTCTGGCGTTTGCCTGCTGGTATAGTTCCAAATTCCAGCCGGTGCCAAACCATACGATATAGTGGCCTCCCTGCTGCATATTCAGCCCATACGCCGTACTTGCAGGGTGTGCCAGAAGCACGTCCACTTTTCCGGCGTTCCAGTCTTTCAAATCCTTTTCACCTTGATATACGCGCACCGTATAGCCTTTCAGCCGGGACGTTATGCGCGGTATATCGTGCTTGTACTGGTAAAATACTAATACGCTGCTGCCGTTGGCGGCTTCCACTATTTCTGCCAGACGGTCTAATTTCTCGTTATGGATGCTGTGTACCTGCATATCCTCATCGTAGATAGCACCGTTAGCGTACTGGCTTAACTTGTTCATCAGCCCGGCGGCGGAATTTGCCAGAATGTTTGCAGGCTCGTTTCCGTGTTCCTCTTGAAACTCCAAAACCTTTTCCTTTTCAAACTTCGTGTACGCCGCCATCGTCTTGTCGCTCAAATAGACCTTAACCGTGTGGGTAATCATTTCCGGAAGTTGTAAATAGTCCTTTGCCTGCATGGATAGGCATATATCGGCTATCTTGTTCCGTATAATTTCCTCACAGCCTTTTTTCACGTCACAGCGTACTATTATGTTATTCCACTTGTGCGTTTCAAAGTAGGTTTCCCGGTACTTGGTAATGGATTTGCCCAGCCGTTCGCCTTGGTCTATGCAGTACATCTGCGCCCATAAGTCTATCAGCCCGTTTGGTGCGGGCGTTCCGGACAGACCGATAACGCGCTTAACGCTCGGTAGGGCTATGCGCATCGCCTTAAACCTTTCGCTCTTGGCACTCTTAAAACTTGTCAGTTCATCTATAACCAGTGCGTCAAACGGCAGTTTGCCACCATATTTGCCCACCAGCCAAACAAAGTTATCTCGCCCTGTCACATACACATCGGCTTTTTGCGCCAAAGCCATGCACCGCTGTTTCTCAGTGCCGATAACCTTAACCACCCGTAGGTCGTGCAAATGCTCCCACTTTTCCGCCTCCGTACTCCATGTGGTTTCGGCTACCTTTTTCGGAGCCACCACCAAAGTCCGGCTAATTTCGCAGTCATCTATCAGCCACTGTATAGCGGTCATCGTAATTACCGTTTTGCCCAGCCCCATATCCAAAAACAGACCGCACCGGGGTTTGTCGATAATCCACTGCATCGCCGTACTCTGATACTCGTATGGTCTAAAAATCATGGTCTGCTGGTTTTATAGGGTTCTAACATCCGGTCTATATCCTCTTTGCTTTTGCACACAGTAACCGTGTGTCCTAAATGCAGCATCTGCGATATGCGTATGCGCTGCATGGTGCGCAGCTGCTGCCCTTTGCTTTTCAGCTCCACCCATAGGGTTACACCATCCGGTAGCAGGCAAACACGGTCGGGAAAACCTACCATGCCGGGATTACTGTACTTTAGGCAGATACCACCCAGTTTTTTTACGCTGTCGGTCAAATACTGCTCTATCGCTTTCTCCGATACTTCGGCGTGTTTAACTATCTTTTCTATGCTCTGTTTCATTGTCTACAAAATTTTTGGTTTTTCCTATAATACCCCTTACGCGTGTACAGATATGCGTTTTTATGCGTAAAAGTGTATTTATATCTCTGTATTACATTAATTATCTACTTCCTATATATTCTTTGTTTACATTGTTGACATATAATATAAGATATTGATTTATAATGTTTTCCGTGTCAACAAAGCGTGTCAACAAAGCGTGTCAACAAAAAATCGTGTTGACTTTTTAATTTTGCCGAATAACATACGCTATCGCCTTTTTTCGTTGACATTTCGCATTTTGTTGCCATTTTGGTTACTTATAAATCATCCTCATTTTCTTTGTTATCTATGCGCCTGTATGCCCGCTGCCTGCCGTACCATCTTTCCGCGTGCCTGCTGGTGCTTATCGGCTCCCAGTTAGGCATACTGCCTATCAGCTTGTTTACACGCCGTGCCATGTACTTAAATTCTTTGTCGGAAATGTCCCTGCCCAGTTGTTCGCAGATAAACTCCGCAGCACATACCCGGCTGCGCATTTCCACGCCGTCCGCCTGTAGTGGGTCTGGCGTGCGTATATACCTGCGCCTGTCCGGTATGTCACGTGTGGGCCAGTCCGCCGGTAGTTTCATGTCCAAAAACTTATGCAGCATCGCTACTATCGGGTCGTCGCTGTCATCGTTATATGCTTCCTGCCGCTGGCGTGCCTGCGCTTCCAGCTGGTCATCCAGATACAGTTTTTCGCCCCTGCGGTAGTATTCCACAGCTTCCGCCCAAAGCTGGTCACGGTCACGGTCTAACGCCTCCTGCCAGTGCCGGTACTTGCGCAGTGCAGGGTCTATGGCTATCACCCAAAAACGCCGGTTCCCGTTGTCGCCTTTGAGGAATAACGCCTCATTGGTCGTGCCGCAGAAAACGCACTGTCTGGGGTGGTTCTCTTTCCGCCTGCCGTATGCGGCCCGGTAGCTGTCATCCCGTTTGGATAGGTAGGCTTTCACGCTCTCTACATCGCTGCGCTTAATGCTTGCCAGTTCGCCCATTTCGATAATCCATGCGCCGCGCAGTTGCTCCATGCCCTCTTTGCCCTCGGTGGTCGTTATGCTGTCGTTAAACCATTTGCCGCCCATCTTGCCCAGCAGCGTAGATTTTCCGGCACCCTCCGGGCCTGTGAGGATTAGGCAGTAATCGTATTTGCATCCGGGCTGGAATATCCGGGCGACTGCCGCAGTGAAATGCTTGCGCGTCATGGTGCGGTTTAGTTCCGTGTCCTCTGCGCCGATATAGTCTATAATCAGACGCTCCAGCCGTGGTGTGCCGTCCCAGTGCAGACCGTTCAGATAATCCCGGATAGGGTGGTAACTGTGCTTTGTCAGTATCGCCGCCAAAGCGTCATATATTTTGTCCTTTCCGGTTATGTCGTAGTTACGTTCCAGCCATACACGCAAATTCGCATCGTCCCGGTCGCTCCACTGCTTCGCCTGCCTGTTCCACGGCAGACCGCCTGTTATCACATCGTACCCGGTAAACTCATCGTGCGTAATGCGCCCTTTCAGTGCCGGGTCATTCTCCAGCACCAGTATTATGTTTTGGATATTGCACAGCAGTTTGCCGGATTTGGTGTACTCCAGTTCGGCTTTCCACTCATCGTTATAATCTTCCGGCATTTCCACATCGCCGAAGTCATCAGCCACGGACGCGCTGCGCTCCCTTGCCATCAGCAGTTTTACGTTTTTGTCAGCCGCCGCCATTTCCTGCATCGCCGCAAAGGACGGTTTGCGGGTTACGTCCGTAGCCCTGCTGCCCTCATCCTTTGCGCCGTATAGGTGTATCCGGCATAGGTCGAAAGCGTTGCACAGTTGTCGGCTTGCCGGGTCTGTTTCGTGGTGGCTGTAGGCAAATTTGTTTTCGTAGCACACCAGACCGCCCGCCACGCTGCCCAGCTTGTATGTGTACCGCCCCGGTGTGCTGGTCGGCTCGTAGCAGTCTGACAAAAACCGCTCTATCGCTTCCTCTATGGTGTACGCCCGGCAAAACGCGCCGATTAGTCCGGGCTTCTCCGTGGGGTCGCCTGCCTTTTTAATCTCATGCGCTATTACCGTGTTCTCCCTGCTTGACATCGGCCACGCGCTCACATCGTAGGGGTCTACATACTGGCTTAATATCTGGTCTACGTTGCACGCCGGGCCGTCCTGCCACTCAAACACGAAATCCGCATCCTTGGACGTGCTGGGCCAGTAAAACAGCCTCGGCAGTTCGTAGGTGGTATCATCGAAAAGGTCTATACCCAGTTCCGCCGCTATCTTCCGGCAAAGCGGCTCGTATTCCGCCGGGGTTACTTGTCTGCTTAATGGGAATACCAGACGGTACCGGGGCGTGGCCTCGCTGTGCTTGTGCGTGCTGTACAGCATCGCCGCGAAGTTGAAAGCCATACAGAAGTCATCCCACACGTTTACCGTGCCGTAGTCTATATCCAGCGTAGCCACGCTGCGGTACAGCACGTTTGTATTTTTGCGTATTCCGCCGCTCAGATAGCCGCCTACAAAGCCGCCTACATCCTTTACGTTGCTTTGTTCCTCCCTGCTCATGCGCGCGTATTCCGCCGCCGTTTCCCCGGTGCGCTTCGTTTCGCTGCACCGCTCCAGCAGTTCAGACCATTGCCAGTGCCGGTTACGCCATTTCTTCGATACCCGGCTGTGCGCTGTGGCTAAATCTATCGTAAAATCATATTTCAGCTTATTAAATTTCATGGTCTATAATGTTTTGGAAATACGCCACATTCTCAGCATCGCAGTAGATTGTTACCGCCCGGTGCTTTTCTTGGCTTGTACCTACACGCAGCGCGTATGGTCTGGCCTCATCATCCAGACGGTCGTACAGTCTGTGCAGCTGCTCCGCCGATATGTCAGCAGATATGCTTTTCAAATCCTTTTCGTCCATAGCTCAGTCCTCCGGTATATAGTCTATACAGCCGTCCTGCGCATCGTCTACCGGGTTGTCGGTCAGTTGGCACTCGCTGCCCATATAGGTATGTATGCAAAGCGCACAGTTACCGCAGTTCCTCGGTTTGGGTGCTTCCGTTTCCTCTTTGCGCTTGGCTTTCAGTCGCAGGAATGAAAGTATATGCGCTATTACTTCGATAGTCCAGCCATTGCCCAGCATCTTATACTGCTGGGTGTTGCTGCACTTCCATTTGTACCAGTCCGGCACCGTCTGTAACCTTGCGCACTCGGTAGGGGTCAATCTCCTAATGCGTACTTCCGGGGCATTTTCATCTGCTATCGCATACGCTCCGCCTGTCAAGTTAGCGCAGCACGCTGGGGCTTTGTGGTTAATATCATATATTCGGTTCTGTTGGTAGGGTTGCTGCCCGTTATTGCTTTCTCCGCTTGGGTTAAGCTGCTTTGTGCTATTTCTCATAATCAAATTGTTTTCCTGCCACGCATGAGCCGTCAGCGTGGGTGCTTTGTCCGTATAAATCTTACCTGCATTGTAACCGTGCGGCCGTTGCATAAGCAGATTATCTTTTTCCACTGTGGTTAGGCAATTTGTTTTACCCTCAACCGGGCACGGTTCTAAACACTGGCGGTTTTTGCCGTTTATCATCCTACCCCGTGAGGCTACGCAGATTATATCGCTATTCTCCATATCGCAGATTAATGTAGTGCCGTTAGACTGGTTGCCCTTATAGCACGTTGCCAGCAGGGTATATGCTTTGTCGTTTCGGCTCTTTATGTTCCGCAGTAGGTGGTATGCCGTTTGGTCTGTCATCATAGGTCATACCCCCCCCCTCGTTAAAACTAAATCGTCTACTCCTTTGCCTCCTATTTTAAGTGCGTGCATCTTCCCCCCCCCCCCTGTATGGAAAACCGCCCCGAAGCCGTTGCCGGCCTCAGCGTTCCGCCTTTTATGTTCTATCAGTTTCTGCACTACCTCATCGGATAGGTAATATTTTTCGTCTACATCCGCATCATCTTCCAGAATGTCCCGCAGTAGTATGCCCCTATCTTCCGGCTGCGGAATGTCCGTGTAACAGTCACCTAACAGCGTCCGGGCTGTGCGTATGTTAGTCCAGTATATGCGTTTCCGTATCTGTGCGGAAACTAATGCGCTGTTAATGTGTACGCCTTGCAGCCCGATAGCCTCAGATAGTACCTTTTCCCATTTCTTGCCCATTTCCACGTTTTCCAGCAGGAAATAGACATCGGGGTTACTCTCTCTCAGCTCTTGCAGTATCCGTACATACTCCCAAAACAGATAGCTTTGCCCCTCAAACTCAAAGCCCGCCTGTTTCAGTTCTAAATACCGCTCCAGCGTATATATTTCTTCGCTCTGCTTCGTACTCATCCCGGCACGCTTTCCGGCGAAGCTGAAAGACTGGCACGGGCTTCCGCCCATCAGCAAATCAATACGCCCCAGCGTCCGTGCGTTTATGTTCCGCACATCGCCCAGTTGTATAGTGTCGGGAAAGTTCAGCATGGTTTGGGCGATAGCGAATTTGTCTACCTCGCTGGCATAGTAGGTGTCTACCTTAATGCCCAGCTGCCGTAATGCTATCTGTCCGCAGCTCATGCCGTCAAATAAACTTAGTACCCTCATATTTTTAATTTTTCTATTTTGTCTACTATCCCGGCGCAGTCGCCGTTTTCTCTAAATCTCTTTACGCACCATCCGCATACGTCCCGGTAATTTCCGTTTTTGAAATGTACCCGCCATTTTGCCCGTCTGGGTCGGTCGTGGTCTATGCTACATAGCACCCCCCGGCGTTGGTGGGTCTAATTCGGGAAATAGTGTCAGTTGTTTTTCTCGTATCTCCATAGCTTCTTTTTGTCTTTTGTCGAATTTGTCTATTTTCAGTGCCACATCCTGTAGCGTTAATCCGTACTTAAATCCAGTGCTGCACATATTGGGTGTATGGCTTAGTGTTTCCAGTTCCTGCCACAAATCCGGGTGCAGTTTCCGTAGACGGGATAGGCTGGATATTTTGGCGTTAGGACAAAACCAGCAGCCGCCCCGTGTATCCATCCGGTAAATAGGGGATAGCAGGTTATGTTTTTCGCATAGTTCCTTTGCCATCGCCTCCGTATATCCGTATTTGGCCAGCAGCGATATTTTGCGGTCGTTCAATCGTAGTAACCGTTTCGGTTCGTCTGCGGCGATACCGATATACTCTGTAACATCTTCGCCCAAACTCCGTAGATACTGTTTTATCGGTTTTACTTTGCAGTCCCGGTTTATGGTGCATTTGCCAGCCAGCGGAAAACCATAAATTTTGCCTACGTGCTTCCCCCCCCTACGGTGTTTTGAAAAAAATACATATAGTCCTGGTCGCTGCGCAAAATGCGTGTTTTCACTCCCATAGCCTCAAACTGTGGTATGGCTGTACTATGTATCCAGTCTATATGCTCCGGTATTTCGCCGGATATGTTCCGGGCGTGGTCAAACATCACTTCCGTAAACAGAATTTCGTCCAGTGGCTCGTTATGCTCCAGTGCCAGCAGCACAGTAGCCACGCTATCTTTTCCAAAACTGCATGAAGCAAAGTATTTCATATCTGGGTATTTAATGCCCGGCTTTCGCCGGGCTAAAGTTTAACTACTAAAGATTAACTGTTTAGGGGTAAAAATGCTGAAACGGGCCTAACCCTGTACTGGCACGTAGCCTTAGTGCGGTTGTTCGCGTGGCCACCGTCGAGGTACAAAGTCCACGCATGGGTCGCGCTGTACTGTGTGCTGCTCCAGTACCAATCATTACGCAGCGGTTCGCCTCCTACGGCTTCCAGTGCAGCGTTAATTTGGGTAAAGTATGCCAGAATAAAATACAGTTCGCCCAGACTTGGTATGTACTCATCATCAGATATACCCATATTCAGAATGTCGCGTATATCGTCTGTGGCGGTCTTGCCGTCCATGTCCTCTGCGGCACGGTGGTAGTCGGTAATAAAGCGTGTGCCGCCTTGCTGTGTTGTCAGTTCTACATCGTCATCGCTTATGTCGGTCAATGCCAGCACCAGCGATTTGCCGCCAAACTTAACGCCTACACCAGTACAGCCCTGTGCTGATACTTCCTGTCCGGTATATGGCACAGCCGTTTTTCCGTACATCAGATAAATGCCGTCTGCCAGTTCGGTAGCCGGTTTGCTTTCCGGCTGTGGCTCCGGTTGTTCGTTACCCATTACGAAATCATAACTTTTCTTTGCTATTTCCTCATCAAAGCCGCAATCCTTAAATATGAAGTAACGCAGCATCTGTTCATTTGTTAATTTGCACATATCAATACTGGTTTAATTTGTTAATGTTCTTCTTTACTTTCGCTACGCACTCATCGCCTGCATAACTGTTAGCGGCTTCGCCCCGTGCGCTCAGTATCTCATCCTCCAGCCCATCGCCGAAGCCGTGGAAAAAGCACAGAAACTTAGTGCCGTTGGATAACTCCACTACATAGGGCTTATCGTCCCTGTAGTCAAAATCTTCTTTCTCCAGACCGCTAACGCTCACTGTGTAGTTAGGGTTAAACTCTATTACATCGTGGTGTGCAGTCCAGCGTTTATCACCGTACCGCTTTATAGCGGCGTAGTAAAATCTTAAAAATCGTCTTTCTGTCATATTCTTAGTCTTTTAGGTAGTATGGTGTCGTATAACCTGCGCCTTTCAGCGGCAAATCCCGGCACCAGTCAATAGGTTTGCAAAAAATGGCTTCCACGTCCTGTAGGGTCTGCCCCGGTTCCGCTTCTACCACTATCTCATCGTGTATGTGGAATACGATATTAAGCCCCGCTTTGTCGGCTCTCAGAATGATATAGCCCAAAATGTCACGGGCGATAGCCTGTACTACGTTCTCGGTCAGCTTTCCGCCATAGGTGCGTATCTTTTCCCACTTCTTCGTAGTCTGGTTCAGCCCCTCATACTCTATAATCTCGTGGTCGCCTCTCCATCCGTCCCCGGTTTCCATGCCGATAGTGGCACGCGGGTAACAGATAGTGCGCCCGGACGGTAGGGTAATAAGCAACATACCCCAGCGGTACGATACCACTATGCCCCGGTTAATGGTCACTTCTTCGCCGTACTTTATGGCACGCACAGCAGCGGTTTCTATGATAGTCCAAAACTTGACTATGCGCGGGTTCGCAGACCTCCAGCGGGTCATAATGTCTTTTTCTTCCTGCTGGCTCAGTCCCATACGGCTACCGCCCATGTTCTCCAGCGCAGCCACGCCGCCGCCGTAGCCCAGTGCCAGTACAGCTATCTTTCCCTTTTGCCGAAGCTCTGCGTTTTCGCCGTGCTTCTCTACCTTGCACTTAAACATCTGGCTGGCGGTAGCGCAGTAAATATCACCGCCCGCACGGAACACATCCAATACCCACTGCTCCCCAGCCAGCCACGCTATTACCCGTGCCTCTATCGCCGAAAAGTCGCAGACATGGAATGTGCAGCCGGGCTTTGCGATAAAAGCCGTGCGTATCAGTTCGGATAGTACATAAGTGGGGTTAGCGTAGTTTAGCTCGAAATCGTCTAAATCGCCTGCCTTAACCAGCGTTCGTGCGTAGTCCAAATCGGGCAAATGGTTCTGCGGTAGGTTCTGCACCTGTACCAGCCTGCCTGCCCAGCGTCCGGTACGGGCTGCGCCGTAGAATTGCAAAAGCCCGTGTATCCGTCCGTCATCGCAAACGCACTCCAGCATAGCGCAGTATTTCTTTGTGGACGTTTTGCCCATTTCACGCCTAATGCGCAAAACTTTCTGTGCCTTTGGCCAGTAGGTAAGCTGGTTTTCTATGTCATCCAGATTTTTTTTGTTTAGGCTGTCGATAGATAGGCCGGTAGCCCTGTGCAGGTACTCTTTGATTTGCGCCGGGCTGTTCGGGTTAGACATACCGGTTAGGGCTTTAGCTTCTTCCAGCAGCTGCGCTTTATATTCATCATCAAAGCGCGTAGCGTTTTCAGCCAGTTGCCTATCCAGCAGCACGCCACGGTCGTTTATCCGTTGGTCTACCGTGTACAGCCTTTCGTCAAACTCCGCCGGTTCCAGCCTGCGCACTTTGGCTAATATCTGCTGCTCTACCTCAACGTCCCGGATATTGTACTGCTTGAAAACCTCCCATCTGTCCGGCGCGTCCGCCGGCAAATGCCGTTTGCCTTTGGTCGGTGTGGAAAAATAGCGGATTAGCGTTTTGCCCTCTTTCATTTTCCCGTTTTCCAGCCTCAGCACTTCGCCGCACTGCTCCAGCGATAGCGGCAGACCCATACGGGCTGCACGCACCATCGTACACCGCCACTGCGCCGGGTCTAACGGCTTGCCGAAAAAGTATTTGCCGATACAAACACGCTCAAAGGCGGCGTTAAATGCCGTCTTGGTAACTGCCGGGTCGGTCAGTGCGGCAAACACATCATCGGGTATTTTTTCGCCCTGCGCCAAATCCACGCATTTTACCGGGCTACCGTCCACGCTGTACCCAAATAGGATTATAGCGAAATCCGGTGCCTCCACATAGCGGTAAACGCCGCAGCTTTTCAAATCGTGGCTGCTGTAGGTTTCTATGTCTATCCCTATCTCGCGCATCGGCTAATCCTTTCTCAGTTCGTTATACCGCATTTTCAGATTAACCACTTTGCGCAGCCTCTCTATGTCGTGCTGGTCTGCCATCTGTCCGCAGACAAACGGCACGGCACCGGTCAGCAGCATAACATCTATAGACCTGCCGGGCTGGAAATTGTCGCCCGCTTCGGTCCTTGCTTCCCACAGCCATGTAGCGGCCACTATCAGAATGTCTGCCAGTTCATCGGTCGCCGTGTTGTGGATTTTAGCCCCATAGTAAGCCGCAAAATCTTCATCCGATAGTTTGCCCGCCTGCTCTATTATTTCGTCAAATTCGGGCGTTTCTGTGGCTTTGTCGGCGGCTTTCCAGTATTCGCACAGTTCCATGCGCAAAGATTGGATGCAGCCTACACCGGTAGTATCCTTGCCGCGCTTTGTTGCCGCCGCGTGGCATCGCTCCGCTATGGTTAATAATATCTCTTGCATATCGTTTCCTTTTAATAGCCCGGTGCAGGATGCACCCACACCGGGCAAATGTCAGTAGTCAGTTACAAATCTTCGTCATCTTCCATATCAAGGTCGGCAAAGTCGCTTTCGGCAGATGCTCTGCCGCCCAGACGTTCGTCATCCTTGTACTTCATAATGTTGTTAAGTCCGCACGCCACGCCACGGTTTCCGTTTACGTCATAGGCGTAGAATGTTACCGACATGATAGCCCAAACGCCGCTATATATATCGTCCTCATCTACGATAGGCGTTTTGTTCTTGTCTACGATACCGGGGCGTGTGTTGCTCTTTGCGTTTACGTAGAAGTGTCCGGCATATACTTCGTCATCGTCTTTGTCAGTGTCGCCGTCACGCAGCGGCATATCCAGTTTTTTAGGCTCTTTGCCGCCCCACTTCGATACGATACCGGATTTTTTGGCTGTTTCGATAGCCTGCTGGATAGCCTTAATGGTTTCCTTTTCCTCTTTTGGTATCAGTACGTTTGTCATGTACTTGCCGCTGGCGGTGTCACCGTCCGGGGCAAACTTGCTAAATACGTGGGTGTAACTCAGTCGGCACGGGCCGAAAACTACTTTTGTTTCTTTTACTACTGGTGTAATCATTGCTATAAATTTTTGATGTTAAACACTTTATTTGTCTTTGTTGCTTCTAAATCCGTGTATCGCTATGCCCAGCAGGATAGCCAGATACAAAGCCCAAAACGGATGCTGCATAACGAAATCAAACACTGCCTGCATAGGCTCATAGGTTTATGTCTTTGAAATCGTCCGCTACCGGGTCTATCGCCGGGCGTTTGTCGCTTTCCGGTGCCAGTGTCGGTTTGCCCTGTGGCTTTTCGATATAGTCGCTACAGATAGCGGCAAACTGTTTCTTTCCTACCAGCTTCTCCAGTTCGGTAATGGTTCGCAGTTCCTGCGGCTTGTATATCTCTGTGGTCTTGTATCCGGCTTTGTTCAGTGCCACGGCTGCGGCCTCTTGGTCGATAATCTTCCGGACGCTGCGCCCCTCTACGATTTTCCAGCCGGGTAACTGTACGCCGCTTAATGCCTGCTGTAGGGCGTAATCCTCCACGCCTGCCAGCCATGTTTTAACCGTAGCCAGCAGCGGCAGTACGTCCGTGGCCAGTTCCTCCGGGCTTAACAGTTTCGGGTCTGGGTGGTCTGAGGCTGCGGCGGTGCATTTCTGAGTAAGCACTCGGCAGATGCTTTTAACCTTGCAGAATTGGCACCAGTCGCCCGGTACCTGTACGCCGTTCTCGCCGTAGGCTTCGTTAGCCTTTGGTATCAGCACCTCATCAGTCCATGCCAGCAAATCGGATACGGATAACTCAAACTCGCTTAGGTTGTCGATACGGGGCTGTACTATGGTCATGCGCACTCGGTCTATCTTGTACTCGAAGTTAAACCGGTCGTATGCGCCCAGCGCATATATCATCATCTGCGGGTTTCGGTATGCGGATACTCTAACGCCTTTGCCATACTTGAAGTCTATCACCTCCATAGTGCCGTCTGCGATTATGATAGCATCGGCAGTGCCGAAAGCGTCCGGTATATAATTGCTGAAATCCAGACGGGTTTCTATCAGCAGCTGCGCATCTGCTACGCTGGCACGTGCGGTGTTGTATTTTTCCAGTACGATAGTCTTGTATGTGTCCGTGTATTCGTCCATTTCCCCGGTGTGGTACTGGCTATCCAGTTCGGCTATCTCTGCCACCTCATCGGAAATGTCGAAGCCTAAAAACTCTTTCAGTTTCATAGCGCAGTAGGCGTGCGCTAATGTTCCCTCTGCGGCATAACTGCTGCCGCTGTCCTCTACTGTCGCCTCCAGCCGTGGTGCGGCTGTGCAGTTAATCCACCTGTGCGCGGCGGACGGGCTTAATAGTGCGTGTGCTCCCATAGGTCAAAATGGACAATCTTCTACCAGTTCATCACCTTTTACCTGTACGGCATCGCAGCACGCTATGAATTTGGCGCGGCTCTCGCTGTCGGGTAATGCGCTTGGCTTTTCCGCGCCAAACATCGCCGCCGTGTTCTTAAACCACCCGGTCAGTACCCGGTGCCACTTCTTGTACCCCTCGCTGTCGGTTTTTTCCTTGTAGTTCTCGCCCTCGATACGCTTGCGGGTTCTATCCATTGCCGCCCGTACATCTACCTCGGTGTACTCCTTTGTTTCCTCTTTGGCTGGTGCCTGTGGCTCCGGCTGTGGTTCGGGTGCAGGCTCTTGTACTGGGGCTGGTTCCGGCTGTGGCTCTGGCTGTGGTTCCGGTTCTTCGGATGCTGTGGCCTGGCCATCGGTCGGGTTAGGCTGGTTAATTACTTCCGGCTTCGGCTCCGGTTGGGGCTTTGCCGGTTTCTTGTTCCTCGGTGCTGCTGGCAATTCCGCCAACTGCGCCGGACGGTTCACTACGGACGAAAGCAGCGTAAATAGTTCGCTGGTAAGTCCGATATTAACCTGTACGTTAATTTGGATTGGTTGCATAACTTGTTTGATTTATAGGGTAAATTCTTTTTTGAAATCTGCATCATTCTGGATAAACCATACTAAAGCGGATAGTAAACTGCGTTTGCTTCCCGGTTTAGCTACACTGCATACGCCGTTTTTCTTTTGCTCATCGGTAGCGATAAAGATGTAGCCGTTTTTGGCTTCCGGCTTAAACGGTTTGATTTGTGCCTTTAATTTTTTGAAATTGATAGCCATAACAGATAGGTTTTATGCTTCGTCATCGTCTAATACCTGTATCTTTCCCTGCTTTTCCCACAGTACCAGCAGACGGTACACCGCATATCCGGCGGCAAAGCCTACGGACTTTGATACGACAAATACGATAGTCCAGCGTGTCATGTCTAATGCTGGCTCCGGCTCTGAGAAAATGCCGATTAATGCTATGAAGCCCAGCACGAAAAGTACGGTATAGTAAAATGCTTTTTTCATATCTTGTAATTTTGAATTTTTATAAATAGGTCATTTCCCAGCATCTGATAATCTGTTTACCCGTGGTAAACTTCGCCCGTCCTGCTTTGCGCACTTGAAAGCGTATCCAGCCCTCAATCTCCCAGCGTCTGACTGTGTGGCGTTCCACGCCCAGCAGCTCTGCCGCCTCTTTTTGGCTGTAGCGTCTATCCGGGTCGCACACGGGTTTAACTGATACCATGTTTCGTTACGGTTAATGTCAGTCCGTCCGATTTGCAGGCAAACCGGCAGTTTTCCATTTTCTGCATCGCATAAGCGGTGTTTTTCTGGCTATCCAAATCGTAGCCGTCTTTACACTCTACCACCACCGTATCGCCTATCTTCATGGCTCGTAGGCAGTCGCGGGTAATCTTTTCTTTCTTTTGTTCCATTTTTCAATACTTTACAGTTAAAAAACTTGGTTCGTTTGTTGGCGCAATAGAAAAAACTGCCTAACTTTGTGGCGGTAATAAATTGGTTTGGTTGGCTGGCCTACTCAGGTCGGCAGCCCTTTCTACGCGCTAACGACTTTGTTTACTCGTTCGTTGGTGCAAAGGAAGTAATATTTTACTTATCTACCAAATTTTTTGAGTAGAATTTTACTTATAAACTGAAAAATGGACGAAATTGGAGTAAAAAACCGCCTGCGCACCGCTTTAGAAGCGTATAACGAAAATCCCACCAGCTTAGCTAAAAAGTTCGGGGTTAATCAGAAAACATTAAATAACCAGATAAATAGCGACACTGCGGTATCGTTAAGTACAATTTTACTAATTGCTGAGGCTTTGCCGGAAATGTCGCTTGAATGGTTACTGCGTGGTAGGGGTGAAATGTCGCTTACTTCTGCCTCGGTGGTAAACAGCCATAATGTAAATAGCAAAGTAAACAGCGATAACAACACACTGCCCGAAAGTTTTGTGCGGGATATGTTGGCAGAAAAGGATAAGCAGATACAGACGTTATTAGAAATATTGAAAAAATGATATTTGTATTATTATTTGCCCTGCTGATTATTGCGTTTTGGATAGATAACGCAGTTTTGGGTATGCTATCAATCGTAGCGATTGTGGCATACAGTATCTATTTTGTAATTCGCAAACTAAAAAAGAAACGAAATACAGAAGTTACAAAAACAAAAACGGATGTGGGTATTAGCCTAAAAGTTACTGCCGGTTCAGAGGATGGTACATACTATACAAGGATAGCCGGGGTACAGCACCATAATAGTAAGCAGGATATAGGCGGCTTTTTAGGCTACGTTTGTTCAGAGCCAAATAACCAGTACGATAAAAACGCTGTGGCAGTTTATAGAAATGATAACAAACTGTTGGGGTATTTGCCGAAAGACGAAATAAAAAGTTTTCGGGAATGGTCGGAAAAAGAAAATCTGCCCTGTATAGGCTTTATAAAAGTAGGTGACGAAGTGCCACTGTTTGGTAAAGTGAAAATAATAGATACCGATAAAGACGAAACGGATTTAATTGTAGCCCAGTATGTAAAATGGCTGGTTTCAAATTTCGGCGCAAAGTTTATCCCTGCTGGTTTTAGTGTAGATGCTAACAAAGAATTAAAAACAAAAACAGACTGGATAGACTTTTTGGATGGATATATAGAAGAAAAAGAAGTGGAATTATACGAAGAAACATAACAGCAAATTTTCAGCAAACAAATAAATATAGTTATTAACTCACTGATTTATAGCGTGTTAAAATATACTCATTTATATAGTTAGAAATATTGATTTCATCTTCTGTGCGTTCACCACTTTCAAAGACATATTCATCTACTGTTATACCGTTATTCCCAAGGATTTCTACAACAGCTCTAACAAGCTCTTTATCCGCACTACTATGAGAAATAAAAATATTAATATATGCCATTTCCTTCGATTTTAAATATATGTTAATTAATTCACATAAAACAATAAACACCAATCGTTCTTTACTATCATAAATATACTTATTGGATATTCATAATTATATGTATTTTACACATTCTTCATTACAAAAGTAGCACTTTAATGACATATATTGAAATAAAAATCCGGATTTTTAACCTCTACAGAGCAAGTTTTCCAGAAAGTAATTTTTCTCCGTAAGTACATCATCATCAATAAATTGACGACCATGTTCCTACTATTGCATAAGCATAGAAAAGGGCTTTGCGTCACGCCTGAACCATGTTCAGACTGATGATGCAAGGCCCCTTTCTTTTTTTGCTTATGCCACAAACGGTGCTTTTACGGCTGTCATCTGTTGATTTTCTTTTTTTGTCGGTTCCTCTAATCGAAAACGGAAGTCATGGGTAACCACACCTTCCATAAATGAAAAGTGCCATTACCCATGACGGCAAACCGGAAAGAAAATTGCAACCGCATAACTAAACAGGTTTAGCCACACGGTTGCAACATACTTTCTTGGAATGTTTGCCGATTTCACGTTTTCGACGCATCCTTTTTTTTGACATTTCCGTTCTTTCTTTTCCCGGAACATTTCATATCCAATATGCCTCCACATCCGTTTACCTCCATTTTGATGGTCTTTCAGGCAGTCGCATCAGGTGGATCGTTCCCGTTCTGGGTGCAAAGGTAAATCCGGGATTGGGATGCTCAATGGTTTTTAGAAAAAATCTCCAGCCCTACGGGTAGTATTTTTTCTTTGAAAAACCTTGCTCTACCCACTCCCTACCTTTTTGAAGCACCCGAAACGAAAACGACCGAAGCGACAGAAAGACGCATTAAAAAAAATGTCGGATAAACGGGAGGCATATAAGGTTGGAAACTCAACTCCCTCAGCTCTCGAATCCGCATTAAAAATAAAAACAAATGGATATGGAAGCAGCAGTAGCAACAAAATTCGTGAAGTGGGAAGTTCCGACATTGGAAAGCCTACATGAGTACAAGGTTTACAGACTTCGTATGAAAGTGAACAATGGCGAGGTGCTGAACAGAGAGGAAAAGAATTGGATAACCGAAAAGGTAAACGGCAATACCTATTTCAAAAGTGCAATACCATTGCAAGGATGGCGGTTTGACTTCTCCGACATACTGAGGACATTCCTTGTAAGCCAGTACGGACAATGGAGAGAATACAAGGCTATGGACAAGACGGCACTCCGCAAGATATTGTACGGAAGAATTGGCAGAATTGTAGAACTTGACAAACGACACCCAAAATGACAGCAGCAATGAACATAAGACAGACAGCGCAATCCATTGGACTTGCAGTATTCGCATTTCTGTTGCGCTGTTTCCTTTGGATAGTCAATATCCTTTGGTACATCATCAGAGAAATAGTCTGTGGAGTATTCCGAATGGTTATCAATGTAATGGTATTCATCATATTCCTCATTGCCATTTTCGGCTTTCTCCTATGGCTACTGACACTTTGAATTAACTCCCAAAAGCATAACATTATGAAACGATACAGCAAGACAGCAGCGCAGCAATGCAGATTTTACGAGGTGGACAACATCTTTGAGTATATGGTGGAAACCTACATCAACGGCAACCATTCAACCCTAAGAAGGCTATACCACGAACTCAACAAGGAAGCGAGAAAGGATTTTATCGGTTTTCTTTTGGTGGAATGCCCCCCACAATACCACACGGAGATTTTACAAGAGATTGTCTGACCACATAAAGGAACGGATATGAACAGGACAACGGAAAAGATACCCACATGGAGTTTAGCCTATATCATCAATGGCGATGCAACCGCACTCACAGACGATGAAGTTCAGACAATAGACAGATGGATGAAGCAATGGCAAGTACAAGATGTTTCACCCCTCACCCCTCACAGATGAAGAAGGGAACGCACAGCCTTATTTCACCCATTACCCCCTTTTCGGACTTCCCACAGAAGTGGAAGATTGCGAGATACTTTATTTGAACGACAACCCGACTAAAATTTGAGATTATGATGAAAGGAACAGACCATTTCAAACGAACCATACAGATGTTTTTGGAGCAGAGAGCAGCGGAAGATGAACTATTCGCCAAAAGCTACCGCAACCCAGCCAAGAACATAGACGATTGTGTCACATACATTCTGAACTATGTGCAGAAAAGCGGTTGCAACGGCTTTTCAGACGGAGAGATATACGGACAAGCCATTCACTATTACGATGAAAACGAGATTGAAGTAGGCAAGCCTATACAATGTCAAGTAGTTGTAAACCATGCGGTGGAACTGACAGAAGAGGAAAAGCAGGAAGCAAGAAGAAAGGCGGTTGCCCAATATCAGCATATGGAACTCCAAAAGCTACAGAACCGCAACAAGCCGACAGCGAAAAAAGAAACACAAGTCCAACCCTCATTATTTGATTTTTGATATGAAACCGAGAACACGCATACAGAAAGAGGTAGTCCGTTTGTCAAGCGGACTGCCCGAACTGACAGACAAGCAGAAAGCATACGCTTTTGAACATTGCTTCAAGCATCATGCCTACCGCACAAAAGGCGGAACTATCACTTGTTCGGAATGTGGACATCGTTGGAAAGGCGGACACACTCTTGCGGAAACTATATGTGGCTGTAGCTGTCCCCATTGCGGAAAGGAACTTGAAATACTTGATACCCGAAAGAGAGTTTTCAGAGGCAGCGCATATTATGAAATCATTACGACCCGAAAAGGCTATCAAGTGTTACGCTACTTTATGGTAGGAGCAACATACAAGGTGGGACAGAAGGCAGAGTATTCCATTCGGGAGGTGGTGCAATGGTGGATTGCCCCAAACGGAAAGACCGAAGTTATTGCCCGACTGAGAGCCATGCACACGATGTACTATGACCTTTGGACTGAATGGAGCGATATGGATTTGCGCAGTAACAAGATGCTGAAAGCATACAACATAGACGCATACAAGACTTATCCGGCAATGCGCATCATTCCCGAATTAAGGCGAAACGGCTTCAAGGGAGCATTCCACGAACTGACCCCATACGAATTTTTTACCGCCATTCTGACGGACAGCAAAAAGGAAACATTGCTTAAAGCGGGACAGACAGAAATGTTCAGATATGCCGTCATATCAAATATCAATTTACATGAATATTGGAACTCCATAAAAATCTGTATCCGAAACGGCTATCATATTGCAGATGCCTCCATGTGGTGTGACCTTGTAAGACTGCTCCGACATTTCGGGAAAGACACCCACTGCCCAAAATATGTTTGTCCGACAGACTTGAAAAAGGCACATGACCGACTTGTCAGAAAACGTGAAGAACAGATTGAAAGGGAAAGAGCGGAGCAACGCAGGGAGCAGTTGGTCAAGGACGAAAAGAATTATCTGAAGTCCAAAGGCAAGTTTTTCGGACTTGTGTTTACCGACAACCTTATTCTTGTAAAGGTCATTGAGAGTGTAGCGGAAATGCAACTTGAAGGAAAACTGATGCACCATTGTGTGGGAAGCTATCACAAGAGGACAGACTCCCTTATCCTATCCGCAACCATTGACGGCAAACGCATTGAAACGGTGGAGGTTTCACTGACAACATTCAAGGTGGTACAGAGCAGAGGTGTATGCAATTCCAATACCGAATACCACGACCGCATCATCAGCCTTGTAGAGAGCAATGCCGAACTTATCCGCAAGCGGATGAGTGCTTGATTTATAGACTTCAAAATATACATGATATGGAAATAAAGATAGAAAACATACTGATATTATGGGACGAGAAAGTTACCGACATCTTTGTCAGTCTGATAAACACCTTGTCCTTGAGTTTCAGCGAAAAGGAAATCCGCAATTCAATGGCGAAACTTTCAGAAAACGAGAACTTCGGAAGGCTGTTCGCCTACGGCTTCGGAGCGCATCACCTTTGGGTAGCCCAAAGGATGATAACCGACCCCGAAAAGGTAATGGAGAACCGACTGCTGATTGTTGAATTTTAATAAATGACTGCCATGACAACAAGAATGACCATCAACGGAGTGAGTACCTGCCAGACGGCAGGTACTGAGAAGTACGAAAAGTACAAAACGACTATCAAACGGAAAAGAACAACCCTTTTCCAATATGATTACCGACACACGGACGGAGAACTTTTCTCCTGCGTGAGACCGACATTGGAGGAGTGCAGACAACTGCGTAACGAATGGATAAAAGGAAAGGAGGACAGATTATGACAGCATACTATGATACTTTGATTGTGACATTCAGCGACCCTATCAGAATTTTGGATATGATGTGTACCGATACTTGTGATGTGGCAACACTAAAGGAGTGGATAGAGAGCTACGAAAGTACAAGAATGACCCCGATAAGCGAACATACGGCAGTCATCACTTCCGAATACAACATGGTGCATGTGGTGGAATGGCTCAGAAAATATACCCCCATTGCCGAAATGAAAGAATACTAAAGGTGTGGCGGTACACAATACCGCCCGCACCCGAAACAGACAACCCATAAAAAAGAAAGAGCGTGAAATACTATTTTATATTGACAGACAGCAGGGATGCATGGATGCAGTTCGTTTACCTCCCTACGGGAGATTATGTGTCCGGCTATATCCGTGACTTGCAGAGTGTGGGAATATCCGTACATGACTATGACCTTTGGACGGAGGAAACACGCCCCATTGCCGAGCGCACATTGGAACATATAAGGCAGAACATGAACGTATAAAAAAATCGGGTGGCAAAAGCCACCCATTGACAATAACTTAAATTCATATACAGATGATAGCAAATACAATCTTACAGCAGTTGGGCGGTCATGGATTTACCGTCATGACGGGAAGCCGTAACTATATCAATTTGGGCAACGGACTACAAATGAGCCTTGCAAGGAACAAGACGTCAGCCAACAGACTGAAAATCATATTGGACGAGGATACGGATACATACACCATGTATTTCTATCGTCAGACACTGACGAAGTATGCGGACATTAGGGTCAAGGAGATAGCCAAATACGAGGGAGTGTACTTTGATATGCTCCAGCAGATTTTCACGGATGTAACGGGACTTTACACCCGACTTTAGGCAGAGGCGGCGAGAGCCGCCCTACTTTCTTTCGGTGAGCAGAAAGCGGACAAAGAAAGTAGCAAAGAAACCGCTGTTCTAAAGACTTCCATTGACGGAAGTCTTTTAATTTAATATTTTAGAAAAATCTATTCGTTGATATAAAATACTAGCCATTACCATCGCTAATATTTTTTGATGTCCATATTCCATATCATCAAAATTTGTTTGTCCGTGTTCTATTGCAGCTTCTATTCTTCCAGCAGCAGCTAATATTAGATTTTTCTGGTCTTCATCTCCAAAACTACCCTGGTTAATAATAGCTTCATAATCAGAAGACTCCCATCTTTTACCTTTTTTATAGATATTCCAATTCAAATGTGATTTTACATATTCTGCAAGAACATCTTCATTAGCATGATATTCCTTTGGTGGCTGTACTTCTGATATTTCATCCAATAATCTATTTACTTCTTCTGCCAATGAATCCTCTTCTGGTTCTACTCTGTTTTCTTTCAAATTCCAAGTCAACTCCCAATTTGGTACTATGTGCGATAAAGGGCGAGTTACCATATAATCAAAAAGCTCACTTTGCTTAAAAAAAGCAGATATTTTCTCTTTTCTTGTCATAATTGTTGTGTATTATTCATTTTACAGATTTCTATTCAGAATAAGTGAAAGCGGATAAATATATTTGTTGTATGCTTTCAGTTTCTTCATATCAACACGGTTGTCCGAATACGGGTTGCTCTTCTCATCGTAGAAAAAGATGTCCGTTATGTTTTCCTTTCGGACAATCCGTTCCCCGCACAGCGGAATATCCTCCACGTCAAAATCCTCCAGCGGAAGCGTTTCCAGTCTGCCGGGAAGATGGTTGCCAAGCTCGTTCATGTTGTAGTTGAAAAGAGCGAAACCCTTGTGTTTGAAGTCAAGACGTATGCCATACGGACGCCCCGTCAGAAAGGCATCCGCTGCTTTTGCCATATAATTTTCCATGATTGTTTTTTTCTGTTTCAAAAAAAGTGATACAAAAATAGGTCTTTTCCCGGAGCAAAGCAAAACCTTTCCTGAAAATGACAAAGGGAGAACCCCACCATTTGGGTGAAGTTCTCCCTTACCGCTACTTCTTGAACAGCAGCAGAAATTCCATCTTCCGTCGCCGCTCTATCGAGCGGATTTTCCGCCCCTTGTAGTGGCAGTAGGATATATACTCCTCATAGATGTCCCTGTCACCGGCTTCCAGCTTTCGGATCAGCTTGCTTTTGGGTATCTTTCCGCTGCCCAAGAGCCGGAACGGTCCCACATTATAAGCTAATGTACCCAGGAGCAGTTATCCAAACCAAAATATTATCCCAACTTGACTTTTTATTGTATTGAATATCAGTAAATTGTTATATTTTAGTAGCAGATAATAAAGAGTGATTGTTCCATTATTCAAGAACAGTCACTCATTTATTACTAAGTATTATCTCAATCCAAGAACTGTTGCTAATGAATCTTTATTTCTGATTTTCTTATATTTCTTTTCAACGCCTAAAGTCAGATTGTCTTCCATAGAGCATAAAGCTTGTACCATTTGTTCTGATGAAACTCCTACGTATTTCATTGTCGTTTCGATGCTCTCATGCCCCAATAGTTTTTGTATCTGCGCCAAGTTTACACCGTCTTCCAACCAATGGGTAGCCCGTGCATGCCGAAAACTATGGCAATGAAAATCCGCAGGAATTTCAAGTAGCCCCTGAGACGCAATTCTAACATACATTTTCAACCGCTTGCTAATCGCTTCTGAAGTGATTTTTTTGTTTGCATGGCCATATATGGGGAAAAATACAAAATCAGAAGGTAACGGATTGGCCGGATGGAACAACTTCACATAATGTTTCAGTATTTTTACCATGCTGTTCAACAAATAAATGGTACGTTGTTTATTCCCTTTACCCAAAACAAGAATGTAACTTTTCGTTTCATCCAGGTGCAGTGCCGACAGCCTTAATGATAATATTTCATCTATTCTTGTTCCGGTACTATATAAAAGATTGAACAAGGCAAAATCCCTCTTACCTATCAATGTCCGTGTATTGATGCTTGCAAAAATCCGTTTGATTGTATCTTTTGTGATTACTTCCACTTGTTTTTTAGGTTGCTGCATTCTTTTTATTTCAGCGGCATCACAATCATATTTTATGAATTGGATTTTCTTGTGCGCAAGGAAACGGAGGAAATTTTTCAATATGGAGAGACGATGATTGCATGTTTGCGGGCTGCATTTTCTTACTTCTTTCAGCCACGCAATCCATTCTTCAATCCAGTCCTTACGGAAGCATTCCCCACAAATGGTATTTGAGGTGACTCCCTTCGAGGATTCAAGGAAATCTATATAGATTCCCATTCCCTCTCCGTATGATTTTAAAGCGTTATGGCTCAGATTCCTTATACACGGAAGATAAACCGTATGCCACTCATGGATGGCATCGGCGATAATTGAATGTTCTGCTTTAGTCTTCATATTCAAAATAGTCGTTTAAATCAGGTAAAAGTTCTTCATACCCACCTCCTGTCAGATTTTCCAACTGGTGTGCAAACAGCGGTACAAGCCTGTAATAATATAATGTGTTTTGAATGTAACGGTGTCCCATGGAACGGCTGAGATATAAGAGTTTGTCCATCCATTCAATGCCGCAGTGATCCCAACCGTTTATGTTCACGACCGCATAGTGACTGCGAAAATCATATGCTCTTGCGTGTGCCGTACTGACTTTCTTCCATACTTTCTTAAAACTTGCCGTTACCCATTCTCCGGAATATGGTTTGTCGTACTCGTTAGGAAAGAATATCTTTCTTCCGGGCATGAGATTTTCCATTTTGACATTATACATCTGCAATAGCGACCACATGGATTCGTGCAAGGCAACCCGATGTTCATCTATGCTCTTTGTGTATCTTATATTTATAACACCGGATTGCAAGTCCACGTCTTCTACAATCGGCAAAACAAAATGTGAAGGAAGAAAAAACAAAATGTGAAGATTTACATTTTTTCACGCAAAACAAAATGTGAATTTCAGACGTAAAAAGAGTGTTCGAAACTGCTTTGAACGAGCCTCGAATCTTCTCCTCTTTTAGGCATAAAAAAGCCCGACCGAATGGCCGGGCTTCTCTCTGAAAGGACGCATCTACTTCCTTACTGCCTGCATATAGTTCCACACTTTCCCAGCTCCAGCGTCTTCATCCTGAAAGAAGAAGCGATATGCGGCCTTGATGATTTCCTCGGTGCTGAAAACCAGGCACAGATCGCTATAGAATGAGTTGAATGCTACGTATTTGTCCCATTCCGTCGTGCCGTTCGGGAAAGTCATGCCGCGTGTGGCCTCTTCAATCTGGCTTTTCGTCCAGTACTCGCCGCTGCGGCGGTCGTTGGACTTTCCGGTATAAGTGATCGAGGCGACGTCCTCGCGTGCCAGCTCCTCATTGTAGTGCGGACCGTTAAATATCTCATGCTGGTGGCGTTTGAAATGCTTCATGTCCGTTTCCGTCAGTTTCCCGGACACTGCCATCTCAAGCAGTTCGCCGGCTTCACAGGCCGACTGCATCAGTTTTGCTTCGGTCATCGTGCCGTTCATCCTGGCACGTTCCAGAATCTCTTTATAATCCATACTTATACGTTTAAAGGTTACTGTTCCGCGGAGGTCTTCACCTGGTAATGCTCCTCATTGTTCAGCGGAAGGTTGTAGTCGAGCAGAGCCTTCAACTCCTGCAGATCGTTCGCGTCGAAAGTTATCTTTCCGTCAAATAGGGAAAGGCTGCCGTTCTGCATGGCCTTGTCTACGATGCCGTGCGCCATTTGTGGAATGGCGGCATCAGGAACCTGCGACATGTACGAGCTGATGAGCGGTTCAAGCACCGAACCTGTGACGTTTTCCATGAACGGGGCCAGTTCTGCGGCCATGCTCCAGTCCGGACGGACCCATCCTGATGCCTTGACCTTGTTCTCGATTGCCGCTATGACCGGCAGTGAAGATAGGTGCTGTGCGGCGAGCTGCCGGACTACAGGCTGCAGCCACCGGTTCAGCACGGCTGAAAGAATCTGTGAATTTGAATACTGCATGTTTCTGAAGTTTTAAAGAAAAAGGGCAGACTGTTGCCTGCCCCAAAAACAGTGTTTTTAAGCCGCTCCGCCGCCGGTTGTGGTAGATGCGGCAGGTGTGATGGTTACGTTGCCCCATCCCGGACATACTCGGCATAGAGGTCGATATATTTGCAGTCGCCGGGCCTAATACCCACGGCTTCGAGTTTTTCTATCAGTTCGCGGTTAAATTTCAAGATCTCATACACGGTCATATCTGGAAATTGTTTATCTTTGTAGTGCCAATTCATTCTTTTTACACAGAAAGCCTTAACAAGCGGAACAAGGAGTTTTTAGCCCCTGGCATCGCTTGTTAAGGCTTCGTGCTGAGATGAGAGTGAATTGGCGTTCAGAGTGCCAGGGGCTTTTTCTATTCCCCTACTGCACAAAGATAACACTTACTTTCCATACGGCAAAAATCCCCGACAGCCTCATGGACCGCCGGGGATTCGTTATCCAATCTTTTGGCATACCTTTTGCTGTTCTATTTAAAAAAAAGAATATGAACAACGACTTTCAAAATTCATCCATCAGGCAAATGCCATACGATTACTATAAAGAAAATGGCCTTCATCTTCTGATGAACGAAAAAATCCGTCATTACGAAGAATTCCGCATGTCTATGCTCAAACAAGAACATCTTATTCGAGAACAGCAACGGCAAAATGAAGAATTCCAGAAATACAGGGAAGAAAGCCAAAAACAAAGCGTACATGCAGCAAGACAATCAGCAGTCAGTATCATTATTGCATTATTATCACTTATGACTTCTATCTTTTCCTTATTCATATAACAACTTTAATATTCTTCCAAAAAGAATTCAAGTACCGGTCTGCGGCCTACCCTCGTACGAATCATTATCCGACTTTCCGAACGTTCTATGGCATGTGTCACTCCAAGGGTGTTCATTGAATTTCTTATCTTGTACTGAAAATCCTGAATGAATGATTCCAGGGAACCGAGAATGCTGACGGCCTCTTCCTTGTTCAGGTTTGTCGGCATCTCTCCGTATGTCACTATGAGTTCCAATGCATATCGGGGTTTCGGTCGTTTGTAATAATAATAATTGAGCCTATACTTCTTCATATCCTATTGCAAACAGATCAGACTGGTCAAATGTTTCTATCTTATTCAGCTCAGGAATGAAAACGGCGACAATGAGGCTATTAACACCTTCGACGAAGCCATTCATTCCTTTGTATGGGGAATCGTCCGCAAGGATTTGCACTTTAAGTTTCTTCATATTGTTTTTCCAATTTGTTTCATTTAATCTGCAATTATGTACTTCTGTTCTAACAGCTCCTTGAACGCCCTGTCACGTTCGGCTTTCGTCTTGTAATTTTCAAGTGTGCTCCAGCCGCCGTTCGTTCCAGAACTGAACTTGATCCGTGGAACCGGATGGTCATCTTTGCGGATGATGGTAAATCCGGCTGCTCTCACTTTTTGTTGGTCATCTATGCTCATAATACATCATATTATTATTCCACATTCTCCGGTTTCTTCCGGACATCATATCCTTTACTCCTTAGATAGTCGGCAATATATTCATCATTGCCTATGTCGACAAGTACGTCAAACAGATAAGCCTTGGCATATTCGGCAACAGATTGGGCACTTGCATATTCAATGTTGCTCGATATAAAATTCTCTTTTTGAGTTCAGCCCAAAGAACGGAATTCTTTTTCAATGCTATTCATAAATCTATAATATTAACTCTTAACACATTCTTCAGGTCGCGCATCATGTCCGCCGTGTCGTCGTTCTCCACGTTGAAGCAGATGCCGACCGTTTCCCTGTCCCTCTCCGAACGCTGCACCCGGAGGTCGCAGGGGCGGTTCCACTTGACCCACAGCAGCATGAACTGGTTAATCATGCTGTAATGGAGGGGAACCGCCACCCTGCGCGGCTTGAACAGGTCAGACATCGCCTTCCTCCTTGAAGGGTTCGACGCTGATGCTCAATTCGCCATTCACGACCACCCTTCCGGTGCCGCCGCACTGCGTGCAGACGGTCTGCCGCGGATTCTCTCTCAGCCAGTCGCGGCGGTCGAACGTGAGCAGCTTTCCCGTGCCGCGGCACGTGCGGCAGATGCAGATCCGCTTGGGCAAATATCTCTTTTCCGTACTCATGGCTGCACCTCCCTGAATATTACGTTCGTATGGTCGTTCCTGCTGTCGTCCATGCAGGCATAGTCGTTGTAGCAGCCTATCCCGTGCTCGAAGAAGTAGCAGCCCTCATTTTTTTTCGCCGGCTCCACTTCCAGCGTGGAGCCGCGGAAGGTGAACGTGTCACCGATCTTCAGATCCTGTTCCATGTCACATCGCGGATAAGGATAACGGCAGCTTGTTTTCGACTCCCTTGTCGTCCTTGACGGTGACGGTGATGAACTGGCAGGTGGGCACGGGGCGGTACGCCTGCTTGATGATGTTGATCCCGTCGATGAACTCCGCATCGCGGCTCTTCACCGCCAGGCGTTCCAGCTCCAGCACCTTGTTCGCCTTCAGCGCGCCCTTGCGGTCCTTGGCCAGCAGCCCCATGACGGTTTCCACGAGAGCCGCGCTGTTCTCGTCCCTCGCGAGCGTGGCGAGGTATTCCTTCACCTTGGCGATTCCGGCTTCCACCGTGTCGTCCCAGCCCTCGTTCACCCGGTTGCCGAGCGTGATGCTCATCGTGCCGTCCTGCGTGGTGAACGTGTCGCTCTGGCGGTTCATCTTCGTGCTGAACAGCTCGTTCTTTGTCCGTATCAGTGCGGCGAACTCGCCGAACACCTCCGCCTTTACGCGCTCCATCTCCGCCGACAGCTCCTGGAGCTTCCTGACGTTGCTCCTCACCGCAGCGTCCACCAGTTCCTTATAGGTGTCGCGCTCGTTCTGCACCCTTGCCTTTTCGGCCTTCTCTTCCGCCTCCAGCTGTGCCTTCAGTGCGGCCTTCTCTTCCTTAGTCAATTTTGTAATGTCCATAATCTTTTTTTATCTGGTTAATAAAAAGTCGTTGTTCGGCGTGATCTCTATGCCTTCGCGTTCCTTCTCGAGGATGATGCTGTAGGTTTCCTTCGCCTCACGCTGCAGGTCGTCATACCGCTTCACCAGGCCGCTGCGTTCGTTGGCCAGGCTGCGGAACTCCGCGGCGGTGATCCCTCCCTTGAAGAGGACTGCGTTGATCTGCTCGATCCGTGCGGAGATCCGCGGCAGCGTGTCGAGAATCCGGGTGACCTGCCGGATCCGCTCTTCGTTGATGTCATACGCCCTGTCCATTTTCCTTCAGCTTTTTCTTGATTGCTTCCAGTTTCGGTATCAGTTCGTCCAGTTCCTGGCCGTCCAGCTCGTAGAGCGGCTTCCCGGCGATGCGCGGCTGGCGGAGGAAGGCGTTCACCCGGTTCCAGTCGGTGGTGTCCACCCCGATCTGCTGCATCCTCTTCAGCACTGCCGACCTCTGCCTCTTCAGCGAGGCCAGCGCCATCTCTTCCGCTGCAGCGTGCAGCTTCTCGTTCGCTCCGGTAATGTATCCGGCAAGGTACTGCGCCTCGGCGTACGTAAGTCCCTTAGTCGAAGCCGTGCGGCCGTCGGTGAGCGTGCCGATCAGCGCGCGGTACTGGGCTTCCGCAAGCCCGTGCTTCGCGTAGAGCACATGCAGCCGCCTGATCATCCACGGCGTTATCATTTTCTTTGTCTTTTCCATACTGCTTATTTTTTTAGTCTTCTTCTTTTTTTAAGGTTCCGTCCTCCAGCCAGAAGTCACGGTATCCCTTGTCCCATATCACATAAAATCCGGCCTCTCCTCCGCTTCCCCTCCCCATGTAGCTTGCCTTGAAGTGCTCGATGTAAATGCGCTTGAAAGCGTCCTTCTTCAAGTCGTATGCCACCTCCCCGTCCACCTCGTTGCCTTTCATGTGGCTGATATAGATGAACACCTTTTTCCGGAACCGGTTGCGCAGGTTGATGAAGTCGGCGGCTCGCACCTTATACAGGTCGATAAAGTACTGCAGGGAGTCGATGATGACAATATCGGCGCTGCGCTGCTTTGCCAGCGACTCTTCAAGATCAGCCGGGCGGCATTCGTCGGCAAGCAGGATGCGGCTGTTGCTGCTGTATATTCCCGCCTTCCGGAGCGACTGCTGGAACTCATAACTGTATCCCATCTCGAGGGAAACGAAGAGCACCCTGCGGCCTATCTCGTCAAATTCCTTCGCGAGCTGGAGGCAGAAGGAGGTCTTTCCCTGTCCCGACTTCCCGTACACGATCCAGTTGCCGGTCGCTTCCGTATCGCCGAAGAGCGCGGCGAACTTCGGGCTGAAGGGGATAAAGTCGTACCTGCGGTCCTCTATGTTCTTGACGCTCCAGTTCTTCATACCTGTATCTCTCCGGATGCGACCTGCCGCCTTATCACCTTGTCCATGATCATGCCTTCAAGTTCGCGCAGGTCATCCACGAACCAGGCGGCACGGCGCGAGTCTTCCGACGGGTATTTCTCCACCTTGTCGAGCTTTCCCCATATCTCGTCCTGCTCTTCCGGATCGGTCACTCCGTTGGCGGCGCAGATGGCGCGCACGTCCTTCTTCGTCGCCCCGAGCAGCGTGATGTAGTTGCGCACCACACGTCCGTCTATCTCGTCGTATCCGTCCACGCGCCCCACGTTGCGTTTGATCGTCCGGCGCAGCGTTTCCGTTCCGGCCAGCACGCAGCCCATCCGGTTCTTCGTGTCGTCGTACAGCGGAATGAGGCACGCCATGGCAGAGTTCGACAGCTTGCCGCAGTCGTCAAGCACCAGCACCGGGTTGCGGTCGGCCATCCGGTTGACGGCGGCTGTTACCTGCTGGATCATGTCGTCCGTATCCGTGCAGCGGCTGAAGGCGATGCCGAGCTGGCGGCCCAGCTTCTGCATGAACTTGCGTGCGGTCCATTTCCAGCACTTCAGGTAGATGACGGAGTTGTCCGGACAGGTGTTGTACAGGTCGACCAGGCTGTGGGTCTTTCCCGAACCCGAACGGCTGGATATGCAGAACCACCGGTGGTTCTTTTTGGCCGCCGTCAGGTAAAGCTTCACCTGCCGGTAGGACGATACCGTTTCCACCGACTTCCACGTGTTGCTGTAGAAGTTCAGTCCGGCCGCAATCCTGTCGGCCAGCGCATCCTCCCTGGCTGCATACTTTCCGCTGCGGAACTGGGAGAACGAGGCTGCCGACACGTCACACTTGCGTGCCAGTTCGGCAGCCGACGATCCGCGGCTGATCAGTTGTTCGATGTAGTTTCTCAATGCTGTGATGTCCATAATCGTATGTCTTTAAAGTGTATTCAAATCGTGTTGGAACTATCTTGAAAAGTTTGCGCCCAGCGGGTCGAACTCAAAGTCCTCGTCGTCGTCGGGATACGGCACCTTCGGCTTCCGTTCCTCTTCCGGCTCGATGTCTTCCGCCTCCAGCTTCAGGGCGTTGCGGTTGTCCTTGTGCTGCCCGCGGCTGTCGGTGATCAGCAGCCGTTCGAGGATGTTGTGTCCCGGAAGCCCCGTGTTGTAGACGTTGCTGCGGATTGTTTCCACATCGTTCTCTGCGGTACCGACGATCTCGCGCTTCAGAGATTCGTTGAAGTCGCGCACCCTCCGGCGCTGCTCGAAGTGTTCCGGCTTCTGGTCGGCGAGGGCCATCGGCACGGCCTCCTTCTCCTCCAGCACGTAGCGCAGGCTGCCTATTTCCCTGCCTTCGTCCTTCGTTCCCTTCTTTCCGGCATTGCTGATGAGTATGCGGCTCATGTCTTCCGGGTCGTAGCGGACAATCCAGCTTGTGCCGAGATGGTCCAGGAGCGAGCGGTCGAGGCTGTCGTACACATGCTGCATCCCGTTCCGTTCGAGAATGATGCCGCGCGCCTCCAGCTTGTTTGTCCGGTTGCCGCATACGCCCATCAGCGACAGGTACTGTTCGTCGGGGAAGGGCAGCTTCCGGTCGTCCGGAGTGTTGCGCCATGCCTCCATGTAGGCGTCCAGCTTCATCGCGCGTTCCTGTTCCATCACCTCACGTATCTTCCTGACGCACTCCTCTTCCGTCGGGATGAGATGGCGGTGCTGCTGGAGCCATGCCAGGTTTGGCTGTATGTCCTTGCTGGCGGTGATGCCGAATCCGGAGAAGGAGGGGAACTTCTGGAAATACTTCGTGATGAGGTACCTGAAGTACGGCTCGATGACCTTCGCCTGTGCATTCTTCACTTCCGCCGGAGTCAGATGCTTGCACATCCGCTCGTAGAACGGGAACAGCGACTTGCTGTGGTAGTTGTCGCACTGGAGCTGCACGGGCATGTATCTCGCCCCGAACAGCCGGCTTGCGTGCCTGACGGCGTCGGTCAGCGCTTCCTTTATCAAGGCGTCGCACTCGTTGTCGCCTATCGCATAGCCCACCGGATATTGCAGCACGCGTCGAGGACTACGACGATGGTCTTGCGGTTGTAGTAGGTTTCGCGCGTTTCCTCCTTCACGGTTCCGCCCTTGCGCACGCGCCTTGTTTCCTCCTTGCGGTAGAGCATTTCCACGTCCCATCCGTCGAACACCAGGAACGTGAAGGCGGTGTCGGGAGCCGAACGGCGTATCTGTTTCTTCAGGTCCGAGTGCCATGCGCCGGAACCCCTGCGCCGTGTCTTTGTCAGCGTGTCGAATTTCTCGCGGTAGGCTCCTACGGTGGCGGGCGACTTGATTTCTTCCAGTCCGAAGACTGCCGCCGCCCGGTTGTACTCTTCCATTATCTGCACGTTGTTCCAGTTCATGTGCAGCCCGAGGAACTGGCGGATGAGCGATTCGGCCAGGCCGGAATGTCCGGCGGTTTCCTTCGCCTTCATCTTCGACGCTGCGGCGTTGCCGTAGTTCTTGTGTATCACCGTCATGAACGCCGCCTCCTCGCTTTCCCGGCGCGCCTCTTCGTAAGCCTCGCATTTCCGCTTCAGCGACTTCCATGAGGCCGGGAGCCTGTGCGGGAACAGCCGTCTGCCTTTCGTGTCCGTAAGGTCGAGAAGCCCGCGGCATTGCGCCTCGAGTCTTTCCCACACGTTGATGCGTGTGCGTCCTCCCACGGCGGCCTTCCGGTGCCTGTCGCGCACGCGCAGAAGAGCCTCCATCACGTTTACCGTAAGGGTGTATTCGTTTATCTTCTCCGGGGTGAGGCACCGGCTGTCGCTGTATCGGTACATGGTGAAGAAGCTGTACGCGCGGTTGTTGTAGCGTATCTCCTCTTCCAGGCCGCTCTTCTGCCCGCGTGCGGAAAGTTCCGCATGCGGGTCACCGTTTTCTTTGATATAACGTCTTTTTATGTCCGGTCGCATGGTATCGAATTCCACTAAGGCAGGGTTTCCCGGTGTGCTCCTGCGGATGACGGTCAGCTGGCCGCGGCGGATCATCGCGTAATAGGTGCATTCGGTGATGAATCCCTTTTCGCTCCCTATGCCCGTCCTGCCGTTGACGGCTATCAGCTCGTTGGCCGGGATGCAGACTGTATCGTTGTAAACCACTACCATTTTTGTCAGATTGTTTGTTTGCGCGGTGCCGGGCATCGAACCCGGCTGCCGGCCGCTTTCCCCTGCCCGTTGAAAACTTTGTGTAGAAACCCTGTTGTTATCCTGAAAACGGGAAAGCTCCGGAACCGCTGTGTCATTGCCGTTGTCTTTTCTGTTCCTCCCTGTCCATCTGCCGCGCCACCGGAAGGAGGAGCAGACAGATGGCTGCCGTGACCGCAAGGTCAATCCCCGGCGGGGTGAAGACGTTCGCCGCGGCTGCCGCCGCGAGCAGGAGGAGCTTTGTTTTCGGTTTCATCGTTCCTCCTCCCACTGTATCATCAGCTGTTCATAGACCGGTTTCTCTTTCGGGTAGACCACACCGTCCTTGCGGTTCAGCTTCGCCATCTGCGTGATGCCTTTCGCAACCTTGCGGCTGACGGACGTTCCCGCCCACACCTTCATCACGTGCGCCAGCGTCACCTCCTCGGTTTCTGCTACGACTTCCAGGTCCTTGCGGCGGATATACGGAGTGAGGCTTTCCTTCCACTCCTTGAAGTAGGGACGCAGCCTCGGAAGCGGCAGGCGCTTGCGCTCTTCCTGTCCGCCGACGGAGTAGCTGCCCGTGCGGCGGATGCTGGGGAGGACGGTGCCGGCTACCCAGTTCACAAACTGGTCGGCTTCCGGCTTGTTGCTGCGGAATGCCAGCTTGTAGAGTCCGGCTTCGTTGATGACTTTCAATGACTGCAAGCCTCCGCCCTGGTAGTTTCCGCAGGGGGTGGTAAGATTTACCATCCCCTGCCATCCTTGGGGAATGCTGTCTAATGTGTGTCCCGACCAGGTGATGTCAAGCGCCCGTGCCACATCCTTTGCCACGAACCAGATTTCTCCGTTCACCGTTTCGGTCCTGACACTTACGTTCTCGCTCTCGTTGTAGAATACTTGCAGGTTCGCGGCCTGCGGGTTTGCCAGTTCTTTCATTCTTTTAGGTTTTTAAGGTTAGTTATTTTTGAGTCCTTCTTTGACCGTTTTCGCGCCCTGCAGCACGCCGCCCATCTCGAGGGCGGCCTTGCGTATCATGTTCGCCACGCTGCTCTTGGTGCGGAACTTCAGGGCCTCTCTTACGGTCACTTCACTCACGCTGAACTTGTCAGCCAGTTTACGGCGGTCGCCGTACTGCATCAGTATTTCTGCCATATCGTATGTTGTTTAAAAGGTTTTCAAATCGTCTTCAAAAAGTCCGTCCCTATCCGTCGCGGACCGGAACGGTTTTGCTACCTTTGTAGCATTCATCATTAAAACACTGTTGTTATGAATATCATGGTTAAATTATCTGTGCTTATTTCGACAGATAAAGTCGGAAAACTGAATCAAGTCATGAAACTTGTATGTCAATTCTGTGAGTCATGGAGTGTCGGCATTGAAACCTATTGCAGCACTCCAGACGACTCAAAAAGCCGTTATAAACAGGGCCAGATAGATTTGACGTATAGTGTCAGCCAGGAAGAGGCCAGCCTATTGTTTTTTACGCTTTGCCATGTGGTCCGCAACATTAAGGCGAGATTCCCGAATCTGAGATTTCGCCTTATCGATCGAGAGGGTGTTGTCCTTGACGATACTCTTGTCGATGAGCAGGGCTAACGGTATCAGCTCCATAGAGCTGATACCAAAGATGTTTTCGAACTTCGGGTCAGGCTTTTCGGCCTCGGCCTGAAGTTCTTTTGCCTTCTCTGAAAGCTGTCCTGCCAATTCCGCAATCATTTTACAGTTTGGGTAGAACTTTACGGACCTGTCTTCCCATTTTGTTCTCTTTGTACTCATATTCATTGCTATTTAAAAGTTATTAATTATCTTTGGAACGTCTTTCGGTTTCAAAACCACTGCAATATTACAGAATATTCTGATATGAAGCAAGAAAAAGAAAAGAAAAATGCAGAAATTTCTGCAAGAATAATGAAGATAGTTGAATATTTAAGTGAAACACCTAATAGCTTTGCCTTGAAATTAGGCTATTCAAGGGCACAGACAATATATGACATACGTGATATGAAGTCTGCACCAAGCTATGATTTCTTTAAGCGTTTTTCAAATGCAGGATATTCTGCAATCATAAATCTTGACTGGCTTCTCACCGGTGAAGGTGAAATGCTCCGCAAGACAGAAAAGGACGCATCGGAAGAGGAACCGAAGAAAAGCCGCAACCTTATTCCCTTCTATGACGATGTGGTGACCGTAGGAGGCAGAAACTCCATCTCCGCATCAATGGACGGACACATGCCGGGCAATGACATGATCGATGCGGGCGACTGGTTTACGGATGCGACAGCCGCCATCCGTCATTACGGGGACAGCATGGAGGAATATCCGAGCGGCTGCATTCTGGCCCTGAAGGAACTGCACGACAGGCGGCAGATTGTATGGGGTCGGAACTACTGCATAGAAACGGACGAGATGCGTGTAACCAAGCGTCTTCAGCCCGGTGCCGAGGATTATCTGATGGCATACTCCAGCAACAAGGAAACTTATCCGGACGGACACCTTGTACATGAGCCGTTCCGAATTTATAAGGACACTATCAGGAGAATATTTATGGTCATCGGCTGCATCACGAAAGAATACAGTTCGGGGCCGGTTATGATTAAGAAGAATACAAGGAACGAATAATGACATTTAATAGAACTATGAGATTAATAGACATAAAACGTTACGTGAACATAGCATACGAAAATTTCAAGCCCCAATTTAGCAGCAATGGAAGTTACCATTATCTTGAGAATGTACAACAGATAAGAAAAGCATTACAAGCATTGCGTGATGCCGGGATATTAGAATATTCTGAAACAAAATTTGACATAACGGATCAGATTTTGTCGTTTATGATGAAGCGGTACGTTTTGGACAGCAATCAATATAACGTCTATAAAAATGAATTTAGCAAGATACAGGCTACAGTAACAGTTATGCATCAATGGATTAACCGATATGTACCAATGGAAGACTCCGAAGATATCATTAATATAAAACTGCCTGTAATTCAAGATATAGGAGCATTGTCTAAAATATGTTCTCTCATAGACAAAGCTTTATCACAAACAGTTTCCGAATACGGACAGCAGGTAAAATTCAAGCAACTTGACTACGGTTCCTCATGGATTACAATATCTGTCGTGACAGGAGGTGCGGCTGCATTAGTAATGGCATTGGCTAAAGCTGCATTCCATGTCGCTAAAAAAATTTATGGAATTAAACTTATGGCCAAAGAGTATGAACGTTACTCTATGGGAAATGAAATAATGAAAACAATAAAAGAAACCAACGAAAAAATTATTCAATGTGAAATGGCCAAGCAGGCAGAGGATGTAGAAAAAGCATACTATAAAGATCAGGAATCAGACCCTGAACGGGTTGGACGGATAAGAGCTGCAATATCAGAGTTGACAAAGCTGATTGAACTGGGAGGGGAAATCCATCCGTCTGCTCTCCTGGAAGAAAAAGAGGAAAATAAAATAGATTACAAACTTCTTACATCTGTTTTACCTCAAGGATTATTGACAGACAGCACTGAAAAAGGCGCCAAGAAAGAGCAGGAGTAAATATGGGAATAGTATTAAAGCTGCATAAAATAGAAGTCGGTAAACAGCCAGAAACAATAAGATTATATAAGAAGCTATACCATTGATGCACAGCCAAACCCTTTCTATAGACAAGCACATTAAAGATAGTGCCATATTGAGCCAATGTAAATAATTTCTAATCATAAAATTGAGTTCCCGGACTTTCACCGGGAGTGTGTCTGAATAATACCTATAGCTTTAATAAATTTTAAAACGGTGCAGCCCAGCCGTACAGGACTTCATAATACATCCGTGCGGTTGCCATTACGTTGTAGGCGTTCTTTTCCGTTCTGAGAGCCATGTCGAGCACGCGGGCAATCCGTCTGCGCCGCTGCAAGTTCCTTAATCATCCGATCATAACCGTTGCGTTTTCTACAAAGGTAAGGAAAATATGCGCGGCAAAAAACGGGGCTGCCCGCAACCCCCGTCAGGCAAAAGCCCCGCCGGCTGTTCCGGCAGGGGCTTCCACACCACGGCAGAGCGAGTCTACATCAGTATCTTGCCAAGAACCGAGTCGATTGCGCGCAGGATCAGAAATATCTCTGCCAATACGATCAAGTTATATATCCTTTTCACGGTTACCTCCTTTCTGCCTTTACCTGGCGTTGGCAACCCCGACATTGGAGCTGCGCAGCAAAAGTATATCGGGGAGGGAAGCATTTGAAGGACAAAAAAACACGCCCTGCCTGCCGGTCAGGACGTGTCTTTTCCATGAGAAGCATACATTTCCGTCTGTCTGGGGTCAAAAAAGACGCTTTTTTAGCTTATCTTCGCTGTTCTTGTTAAATCTGCAGGACAAACAGGGGGACAAAATGTGTTAAATATTAAGATGTTTTAATGACTTCAGGGCGTTTATTTCTCGCAGCCGCAAATTTCGCTTGTGTTCTTCTCAGATTTTGGACGACAGACAGGGCGACAAAATGGCTTGAAATTTAACGCGATTTAATCACTTCAGGGCGTTCATTTTTCTGCGGAGCAGGTTCCAGCCCTCTGCGGGGCCGCAGCCTGCTCCCGGCAGCATGGAGTGAGGCGCCCTCAATCATCCTGTTATTCCACAGCCCCCAAAGACTTCAGCAGTGCGGTTGCAAGCTCGTTGTATTTAGTAACCTGAGAATCCGTAAGACCCGTTCCGATAGAAAGCAGGGCGGTGTGTTTCTTCATGAATTCACTACGGTATCCTGCTACATTAATGCTGTCGGGAATGTTTATGTCAGGAAAATTGAACTCGGAGGATGTCGTTGTTTCTATTGTTTTCTTTTCGGGGGAATACGTCCAGTACTGATTTCCCGTGCGTTCCTTGATGCTCCATCCCTTGAGTGAGAGTGTGTTTTCAAAGGAAGCCATCTCAGGTCTTGACGGACTCCATTCGACATTGTGATTTTCAGCGAACCTGTGATTGCTCCATGACGGAATGACTTTCCCTGCGTCCAGAATTCTTTCATAGGACGGGAAGAAAACCGCATTTACATCACACAATTCAGGATAGTCGGTTCCATATTCTGCAATCTCAGAAGGGAAAAACAGCCAGTGAAAATCGGACGGCATCAAGGATGACATTCCTGCAATATAAAGGTCTGCGACATTCAGTTCGCTTGATATATTCTTTAGACCTTTCTCCGACAGGCTGAAATAAGAACTGCTCGGTGTAGCGTCAGACGGGTATGAACCGGAAGTGTCGGCATAGTTAACGAACGTTTCCGAAAGATTTCCCGCCATTGCCGGAATATACAGTTTGAGTGGAGCTATCGCATTGTCTTCAAGACCCTGTATGAATGCGTTGAAGGCCAGCTTCTGGTCGTCAGTCAATGACTTGGTCGTTTTTTTCAGCATTGTCTTCACATCGCTGCGCAGCCCAAGGTCATAGGTGACGGAAACGGACAGGCTTCCTTCAATGCCGTCGTATACCGCCTTCAAGGTTATTTCCTGCGCTGCAGCAGCGGCAGGCAGAACCGTAAGATTTCCCTTGTCGACAGCGGCATAGTTTGTCTTATCAACCGACCATGCGGCAAGTTCCGTCAGGTCGGACTGGCTGCCGTCATCGTAATGTCCTGTCGCTGTGTAGGAGGACTGTGTGCCCACAACGGACGATTCTCCCTTGACTTCTATTCTCTGCAGCTTGGCTGAAGTTACGTCAATCTTTTCAATGTAGTCGTTTGCCACAGCGTTCTTTAAAATGATATTCATAACTGTATGTTTTTTTGTTTGGTTACACTATAAATCTGACAGCCTGTTCTCCCCAATGCCTGTAGCACAGGTCTGTCGGATGCACGTTGTTGCTGGAGTAGTAGCTCGGATATACATTGTTGATGTTCAGCCCGCCCTTTCCGTGAATGTCTATATAGGGTATATCATAATATTCACAGACAGCCTTCTGAATCTTGACGAGTGCGTCATACTTGATGTAATCTTCACTTTTCCTATACTGGTCTATGTCGAATGTCCCGTCCGCCCTCTTGAATGCAGTATTTTCAAAATCAAGCCCGAAGCGTGACGGCATGAAGAAGAATATTATTGCTCTCGGGAAATTGTTACACAGGTATTCCAGCAGCCCCTTATAGCATCTGACTACGGTCGCGTTGTTCCATTCGATACCCCATGCGGAAAATTCCAGCCATTGGGACAAATCTATCTTGTTGTATGACCATGTGGTTTCTCTGACGCTGCCTCCCGTGACCTTGATTTCAACTGTTACTCCGGTGCCTTCCGTGTCTTCATATTCAACATTGGTATCTCCTGACTGGGCGACGAAATCAACTGAAATTTCGTCCGACCCCAATGTATCTGTATAATTAGGGTTCGAATAATCCCATTCGAGAATCTTGTTGACAATATCGGTTATCTCATCGGCTGTTGTCACATTGATTGAATAGCTTTTGCCGCCGACCTTCAGCGTGAACTGGCCGTTCTTCACAGCCTTGCCCGTCACCTTGACATTATGGGTAGACGCTCCGCCGATATAGCGCAATCCGACAATTGTGCCTCTTTTGGGCGTTATTCCGTCAAGCACTTCGGACATGTTGTCCCTGAAGAACTGCCATGCCTTGTCGTATGTGTCGAATGTCTGCCTGTCGTAAGTGAAAAACTGCTCTTCAAAGTACGGTTCGGCTTCCGGTATCTTGGTTTCAAGCCCGTCCGCATCGGATATGTCCGTGCGGTTCATGTCATTGATGTTCTCGATGAATATGACGTCGACGGGGTTTCCTTCATCGGCATATCTCTTCAGTCGCATGGCGCGCTCAAACCCGCTGTTTTCCCCGCCTGCCGTCCGTGTCCCACCAACGGACAATGCCGTAGAATTGTCACCGCTGTAATTCAGTTTCTTGTCAAATTCCATGCCTGTAAGCTCTGCGATTCTTTCCTGCCAGGTCCCCGATGTACCCAGAGAATCGCAGAGTGAGAACATCTTCTTTCCTGTACACCAGTAGCTCAATGTCCCTGAAGGCTGCGGGGATTCTCCCTTTCCGACTTCGTTCCCGTCCTTGTCCATGAATCTCACGGACTGAACCCCGTCAGGAGAGATGATGCAGAAGACTTTCCCGTCCCTGTCGGCTATCTTGAAAGTGTCCCCGTCCTGATACACGTTGCCGTTCTTGCTCATCAGCACGTTCTCAAAGAAGTTCCCGTCAATCTCACCGACAAGGACACCGCCTCTGTACACCTTGTAGGACAGTGATTTCGTTCCTTCCCTGTCGACTTCAAAGACAACATTCCCTTCCCTGTCGGCAATCTTGAAAGTGTCAGGCGACTTCAATGTCTGCGAAGACTGGGAATCCTTCTTTAGCGTTTCATCATTCATTTCGGAAAGCTTCCTGTCCAGGCTTCCGCTCCCGTCGCTCATGCCGACGTTCTCCGAAGAGGTTGCCGGATACAATTTCTCGCCCTTGCTGTTTTTCAAATATACTTTTCTTGCCATGGTATGCCGTTTTTATAAGTTTATGTCCTCCTGTTCTCCAAGATCCTCGACCGTGATGCCCCCGTCCGCTCCGATCTTCCCGGCAGCGTTCCAGCCCGGATCGGAGAACGAGAAGATCTTGCCGTTGTCGGCCGAGGATTCGTTCTGCGGGTCGTAGATGCTGACGAGCTGTCCCTGGCGCAGGGGCTTGCCGTCATCTCCTGCGGGCGACGTGCCGTCGGCCTCCATTGCCGACACGGAGGCGTATGTCTTCCGGATGCCGAGGGCGGCACCGCTCACCTCCACACCCTCGATGTAGCTTACCGTGTCCTTCGCCAGGGCGCCGATGTCCTGCGGTGACACGCTGTTGCTGTCCGTCGCCGAGGCTATCGCCTCCGCACGACGCTTCAGGTCCGCCGCTGTCATCACTGCCTCTTTTTTATGACTATGGCGCGGCAAAAGCCCGTTCCCGAAAAGGCAACCGAATAGTCCTCTTTCGATATTGTCAGCCTGTTCCTGTCATACATTATCGCATAGCCCTTCCCGTCCGGAAGGAACAGCCGGGATTCCTTATCCAAACCCGCTACCATGCCGGTCACTCCGAAGCTGCTTCCCTCATCCGGCAAATCAGCCGAAAAGACCAGCACGTCGTCGTCGGTTGCATTCATGCCGGAGAATGTGAAAGAGATCGAGCTTCTTATGCCGGAAGTCTGCGTTCTCGAGTCTGTGCTTTCGTAGTATCTTGGCAGATAGGAGCCGGCGGATTCCAGTGCGGTGATTCTGTCCTCCAACGTTTTCAACTTTCCTTTCATCCCGTCATCGATCCGCACCGCCGTCGTCAGGTCGATATACGCCACGGCCCCGGACGTGTCCGTGCTCAGATACGCCTCGCAGGTGCGCTTCACCTTCTTCTGCGACGCGTCGTAGAACGTGCGCTCGTCGGTGTCGGCGTAGCGGAAGCACAGCTTGTTCTGGCCGATCGCCCCAAGCTCCGAGGGCACGGAGTAGATTTCTCCGGATATCACCACCGCTCCGGCGATGCAGTTCTCGCGGCTCTCGTCGACCGTTCCGTAGAGGATGTACGTGTCGCCGAAGCCCTTGCTGAACTCGTTAACCGTCTTCAGGAACGCGTCCTGCATGAACGCCAGGTCGGACGCGTAGAGGGGCTGTCCCCCGTCATAAGTCATCAGTTTCTGTATCATAGTTCGTAGATGTTGATTATATACTTGCGCCCTGCCGGTTTGTAAAACTCCACCAGGTCGCGGATCTCGTTCAGGTTCCCTTCGAGATACGAAGGCACGTTCACGATGTATGCCATCGTGTTGTTCTGCCCGCCTTCGCCCAGCCAGGTCACGTTCGCGTCGCCCTCGCCGTACAGGTACACTTCCGGCTCCGCCCCGTTGAACAGCCAAACAATCGGAGGGATGTCCGACACGTCCCTCTCCGTGATGTATATGTCCCTGTTCTCAAGGAAGAACCGGTCGTTGAGAGCCTTCTCGATGTAGATGACCTGCCCGTTCACCTGCAGCTTCGCGTCGCACCGGCTGCGGTACTCCACGAACCTCCCCTTCAGGTCGGCCAGCGCGGCCAGCAGAGCGCAGAGGAAGGCGAACGTGCGCTTCTTCCGCAAGGCCGGAGGAAGCAGCAGCAGGCCGAATTTCAGTATGTCAAGATTCCACCACATAGTTCAGCGTCGCATTGAGGTTCTCGCTTACAAAGCAGCCGGAAACGGCCGTGTAGTTGTTTGTCACCACTGTCCCGTATTCGCCGGAATCCGGCTTCGCATCCACTCCGAGCAGCTCCACGTCGGTTACGCCCTCCGCTCCCTGTATCGCGTCGACGCACTTCGTCTTGTTGAAGGTTCCGCCGTAGACGATGTTCGCCAGGTAGGCGTTTACCGCATCCTCCACCGGCCTGCCGCCGCCGTCGATCTTCGTCCCGTCCGTCTTCAGCACGAGCGGGTCGATCCAGACGTTCGCGCGGATCCTGACGCTGTCCGCCGGAAGGCTCCGGATATTCAGCAGCACGCCGGCGATTTTAATGCTGTTCATATATGCCTTGAAGGCTGTCAGAACGTCGTCCGGAAGCACCGAGGGCTTTCCGCCGGTGTCGCCCGACACGAGTATCTGTATCGTGTTGCCCGCGTCCTGCACGGCGCAGTACTTCACGGCCTGCTTTTCCGCGTCCGTGACGGGATAGCGGAAGCTCTGCGTCGCTTCGTCAAACTCCAGCGCGTCGCCGTACTGGAAGGCGAGCGCCTGCGTGTGGTACCATCTGACGGTCGGCACCACGTTGGCAGCGATCCGTTCGTCCACTTCCGCCCTGTGCGCGTCGAAGATCACTTCAAGCCCGTACACGCATGCCGCCACGATGTACAGGAGGATGTTCTCCACCGACACCGTGCTGAAGGTGTTCTCCCAGGCTGCGTCGCCCGTAATGCCGTAGGCCGTGCGCAGGGCTTCGTCCTGCATGAAGCGGTCGGTCATCGTCTTCTTGATCTCTGCAATTGTCCTTGCCATAGCTACATGAATTGTTTGGTGAACTGTTCCGTGAATATTCTCAGCCTGACTTCGCTTTCCGAACCTTCGGCGGTGGCCGGCGACACCCTGCTGTTCCTGCACCACAGCTGCATCTCCCTGTTCACCGTCACGTCGGGCAGCACCAGCGTCTGCCCCGCACGCAGCGCGGCGGTGGGGCTGATGCCGTTCGCCTCCGCAAGGATGAACACGGCGGACAGGTCGCCGTACTCCTGCACGGCTATGTCGGCGAGCGTCTGGTGCTGCAGTACGGTCACTCCGGTCATGGCTTCTTCTGTTTGTAAAGTTTGTAGAGAATGTATACCGCCAGCACCGCACCGAGGAACATCAGCGCCGCCTGCCACCAGGTGATGCGCGCCATGCGCTCCGCCTTCGCGTCCGTCCGCCGGGAGGATACGGCCTCGAGCCGTGACTCCAGCTCCCGTATGCGGGTTTCAAGAGCCTCCAGGTGCGCGAAGGCGGTGTCTTCCGTATGCCGGTTCTCGTCGAGCCGGCTGCCTATCTGTGCCGTTTCCGTGATCACCGTGTGCTGTCTTCCCGTGCTGTCGGGAGAGGAAAGGCTGTCGCGCCGCCAGGCGATGTCCAGGTTCCACAGCCGGCGGTACCATTCCTCCGACGCTCTTTCCATCCATGCGCGGAACTGCAGTCCGGCGCTGTCGCCTGCATGAACGTCCGTCCGCGAGTGCGAGGCGGCGTCCTCCGAGATGTCCGCCCTGACCGGCGGACGGCTGCAGCATCCGTAGAGGAGCAGCAGCACGGCCGATACGGCCAGATACATCATCAGCATAAAGGGTATTCCAATAATCTTTTTCATCGCAAGAAGTTTTTTATACGTTTTTTTTAATTTTCCCTCCTTCGGGAGGAGTCAGGGGAGGCTTAAAGTGCCAGCACCTGCCTCCTGTTCCCTCCGTCACGGCGGTAGCTCACGTGGATCCAAGCGTAGCGGCTCTCGTCGATGAGCTGGTCGAACGGAAGGTTCTTCCTGATGTAGCTGAACAGCCTGCGGTTTTCCGCCGGCGATCCCGCCGTGATGTCCGCAGCCTCTCCCTTCATGTGCTGGCTGCCAGCCGCGCCTCCGACAGCCCGGTTGAGCTGCGGACAGCGGTATCCGCTGTTCACGTATACCGGCTTCCCGTACCATTCGCGCAGCGGGTCGAGCACGTTGTCAACAAGCGCCTTCAGGTTCTCCGCCTCGTCAAGCGAACACACGTTCCGGATGCCGCGCGCGTCCGCCGTGGCGCTCCGTGTCAGTTCTCCTAGAGTAAAGTATTTCATCATAACATTCCTATTAATATTCCGCACAGGTCAGCGACGATGTCCTTCCTGTCGCATGTGCCTTTCTTCATCAGTTTGTCCCATACCAGCTCCTTTCCGATGCCGGCGGCCAGAACAGCCAGAGCGGCCGCCCATGCCGGAAGCGCGCATGACAGCACGGCTGTCAGCAGCGCGCAGCAGACGATGTGCATCAGCCCGTCGCTGCCGAACCATTCCATAATCCTTTTCATTTTTTCTCCTCCTTTTTCTTTTCGTTTTCGTTTTCGTTAAACTGCTGCAGATAAGGTATCCTCTTCACGATCTCGAAGCTGAGCACGTAGTACATGAAGATCAGCGGCTTCGAATTCGGGAACATCTTCCGCAGGTTGCGCAGCGTGTTCACGCCGTAGAAGTAGCAGACGGCGTACACGATGCCGGTGATGCACTGCAGCGCGCCGTCCAGGTTCTTCATCTTCTCGCCGATGACGAACACCGACAGCACGATCACGTAGAACACGAAGGTTTCCAGCAGGCAGTGGAAGAATTTCCGGTTGTTGAACCGTTCCTTCTGCGTCACGATGCCGGCCACCATTCCGGCCACGCAGTTGATCGCGAAGATGAAGAAGATCACGAACACCATGTCGGTGATCGGAGCGAAGTAGGCCAGCGTCACCGAGAGCAGCGTCGCCAGCAGGTTCCTGAGGTTTGTCACGATTTCCATATTCCGATAGTTTTTAATGTTAATAGTCCAATAGTTGCCCGTTCATTCTTCTTTCTGTCAGTAGTGCGCATCCACGGCTATACCCTGACGCGTCACCGTTACGCCGTCCACTGTCTGTCCGTCAAGCTCGAGCTGCTCTCTGATTTCCGTGCGCCATGCCAGCGGGTCATGGTCAAGGAGCATGTCGGAGATTCCGACTCCCAGATAAGGGGCCTCCTTGAACTCTCCCTTGTGGCATCCGATGATGAGCGCCTGGTTCTGCGCGAGCGTGTCGCCGATCACCGTACCGCCGAGTATCTTTCCGGAAGCGTCCCGAACCGGACGGATGTCTAGGTCATAGTCTGCTGTAAGCTGCATTCCGTTCATGTCAGTGCGTTATCGTTGTGTCCTCATAATCGGCCCGGTCAAACTTCTGCGCCTTCGACTGGATTGCCGGAACAGTCACCGGTGTCTGATTGGTCTGTGCGGAGGCGTTTCCGGATGTCGCAATTCCATTCGATGGAATCGTATGCGTATGTCCGTTGAACGCATCCACCAGCGCATTGATCTTCTCCGTCAGCGCCCCGATATTGATCAGGCCGCCGAGATTTCCGCCGTTGACGGTTATGCTTTCAATCCGGTCCGCTTTCAGGACGACCAGGCTGGAAAGGTCGCCGCTCAGGCTTCCCACCGTCACCGCCGTCCCTGCAGCCGGGACGATGAGGATGTGGCCTCCGTCGTCCGCTTCGGAGGCGCGCAGCCTCACGCCGGGAACGTCCTGTTTTCCGAAGGTCACCGTGCAGGTGATTCCCTCAACGCTCTTCACGATGCCCTGCCAGAGGGTTATCTTTTTCGCCGGCAGGGAATTTAACAGTTCTGCAAGTCTTCTGTACTGGTCCATAATGTCAGCTCAATCTGAATCCGAGTTCCAATGTCCTGCGTCCGCCGTCCCTGCTGAATTCAGTGGTCACGGCACGGACGTAATATTTTCCGTTCTTGTATTCGTAGTCCACGTCATGAAGCTCCGCGCTGCATCCGGGTTCGCAGTAGGGTACCAGCCAGGTCGTGACCGAGCCGTCGTACCCGTCGAACGAAAGCCGCTTCAGCTCCGCTTCGCCCCTTTGCTTCATCGATCCGTCATCCGCTGCCGCACTGCGCACCTCCACACGGTCGCCTCCTGTCGCTCCGACTTCAATTTCCTTGACGGAACCGTCAGGCATGAGCGCCTTTACGACCACCTGAACCTTGCGGTCTTCCGCCTTCCGGTACGTGAGGTCGCAGTCCTCCACGTTCAGCGCAAAGTCGTACAGCAACTCTTCGCCTGTCTGTGCGCCCGGAGGATGGATGTGCAGCGTCGAGTCCTTTATGTAGATGTCCGCACCGCATTCCTCCTGCACCTTTTTCAGCACGTCATAGCCGGTTGCCGTGCTGATCACGAACTTTCCGTATGTCCAGGTATAGTCGCAGTCGACCGAAAATCCGCCGCCGACGCCTTCCACCACTTTCCGCAGAAGGTCGGAGAGCGTGACGTCTGCCAGCGTTTCGTCCGGAAGCGGCCTGCGGAAGAGGAACAGGTCGTCCTCGCATTCCAGCGTGATGCTTCCGCCGTCGGTCGCAACGCGCTGGAGCCAGCCCGAGAATTCCTCTCTCAGTCCCGTTTCACGGTATCCGATCGATATGCTGACCCTGTCGCCGCGCTTCAGCTTCCCTTCCACTTCCAGGGCACGGTTGTATTCCGCTCCCGGAAGGACAATGGAGGCCGTATCCGCCAGCAGCTCCGTGCTCCGGTGTATTTCCACCCTGTCGAGCATCCCGACACGGTAGCTGCCGACCGTTATGTCATATCCCATCGTATACATCACTTCAAGTCATTGCGCGCCAGCAGCAGCTTGTATATGTCGTCGCTGTACGCCGTTATCGAATACTGCTGGTTCCGCACGCCGGTTGTAAACGGGATGCTGTAGCGCTCCACCACAATCTGCGTGATGCCGAATATTTCCAGCAGCGGACTCCGCACCTTCAGTTTCGCGGCCTCGCACATCTCGCGGAGCTTCTTCACGTCGCCGTACGGATAGGAGTCGGACTTGAGGCTCATCAGCACTCCCTCAATGTTCACCTGCCAGTCGTCCTGCGTCCAGCGTTCCTTGATCGAGCCGCGCGCACGGCCTTTGGCCACCTGGCGGCGCGCAAGGATGTTCCTCCCGTTCAGGCTGACAAGCGGCTCCATGGGGAACAGCCACCAGTCCGACGTGTCGCTCTTCACCTCCAGCGGCATGCGCATGGGCACTCCAAGACCGTTCGTCCTGACCGTATCCTCCAGCTCCTCGGGGCTGAGCTTCATCAGCTCGCTGTACTCCGTATAGTCCTGCCCGTCAATCTGAGAACCGCGGAACAGCCAGTACGGAGGAACCGCCATGCCAGGGCTGACGCATTACTTAATAAACTGAAAATCAAACTAAGTTTGAAAAAGCTC